TATGCGCTTGGCCGACCTGAATGTAATGAAAAAGCCGTCGTGGAAGCATTGGAAAAGGCTTTGGCCGCTCGCGGCGTCGCTTGGAAAGTCAAAAGCTGCAAAGATGCGTGGGCTGCGTGGGATGCGTGGGATGCGCGGGATGCGTGGGATGCGCGGGATGCGCGGGATGCGTGGGATGCGCGGGATGCGTGGGATGCGCGGGATGCGTTAACAGTTTTCTTCGCAGCCAAGCAAGGATGGATCAAATCCGATCCACTGTTACTCACTATTGGACTGCGCGATGCCTACACAAATGGGCTAGAGATCGCCATCCCAACCGCGAAAGATACTTTAGGCTATGCAATGTCGGAGAAACCATGACCAAGCAAGCCGAAGAACCGAAATCAATTACCTGTGAGTCTTGCGGTTACAAATGGACGCCGAGAGTTGAGAATCCAGTGGCATGCCCGGAATGCAAGGCTCGGCTCGGAAAGCAGGGCAAATCGTCAATGATTACCTCCGCGTCTTCCGATTTGTTGTCGGCATGCTCGGCGCTCTGCTGTTCTGTGCCGCCGTTTGGATGTTGTTATGGATTTTAAGCCGGGATGGATTCAATTGGATCGAAAGGAGTTGGCGATGAATCACGAAGAGGAATTGTATCATCGTGTCGGCCTCAATTCCGAGACTCCCATCTGCCGGAACTGCCATCACCCGGTTCACGTCGGCATGTGCAATGAACTGTACGACTCGATTACCGAACGCCGATTCTATCGGTGCGCGTGTAAGCATTCGGAACCGCTCACACTCGAAGATGTGCTCGACCGCGAAGGGAGAATCTGAAATGGCCGACCCACAGCCTGCCTTGAAGCAAGACGAAGCGCCCACACTCAAGTGGAGAATGTCGCCTGAGATCGGGAAACTCGCCGAATCCCTTGCTAAAGCGCAAGGGAAGTTCGAGACGATCCTAAAAGAAAACGACAACCCAGCTTACCGAGGCTCGAAATATGCCGACTTATCTGCCATTATCGCTGGCACACAGAAACAGCTTTCCGCCGAGGGCATCGCTGTAATCCAAATGCCGCACGCCGAATTTGGTGAAGGCGATGCCAAAATGCTAACCCTCACTACCATGCTTGCCCACAGTTCGGGCGAATGGATTCTTTGTGATCTGACGATGCCTGCCATGATGCGCGAGCGATTCGACGCTCAAAGCGTAGGCTCCGCCGTCACCTATGCCCGCAGGTACAGTCTCCAGTCGATGCTTGGCGTGGCCGCTGAAGTTGACGATGACGGAAATAAGGCGGTTGGTGTCGGATCGAAGGAAGAAGCCCAAGCCGTCGGCAAACAGCAACTTCGGAAAGCAGCACAGAAGGCCGGAAATGATGCCATCGTTCTCACCGAATGGAATGATGTCCTGGCCGTTGCGGGAGAAGGCGGTTTGGCGATTCTGAAATCGGAATGCGAGGCCGAAGCCTTGAAAGATGTCGGCTTCAAGAAAGACGGTAATGTTCTCACCATTCCTGTCGGCAACTGGCCGAAACTAGAAGAACTCTGCCTGCGAGCGAAAGTCGAACTACACTGGGCAAACTCCGCTAAATCGGCAGTCAAAGGGATGGGCACATGACATTCGAGGAGTGGTGGGAACAGACCGCAAGCAAGCTGGCTTTCAAGGCGCTCGAGTTAGACGCCGCAAGAATGGCTTGGAACGCAGCCCTAGCCGAAAAAGAGGAGCGGATTCGGGTGCTCGAAGCGCAAGTTGCCGACGTTCATCAATCCTACCAATCGGGCAAAGCGTGGCAAGAGCAAGAGGCGCGGCTGACCGAGCAATTTCTGAACAAAGAAGAATTGGCTGTCATTTACTTACAACTTCCCGCTACCGTTGCCGACGGGCTTATTAAGCACCTGCGTACGCAGCAGGCCCGCATTGACGTGCTCGAAGCGAATATCAAACTTGGCGTAGAAGGTGAGCGCAGGGACTGCGAAAAGGCATTGCTGGCGCTCGCAGGCAAGTACCCCACTCCGGTTGAAGGCTACGGCATCAACACAAGCTGGGCAATCTCCGAGTTGTGCCGCGCTTTCACTAACGCGCAGGCCCGCATTGACGTGCTCGAAGCGCAGCGCCGCACAGAGTTGGATCGGCAGACAGAACACTGGGCCGAAATAGTGAAGGGACTCGCCGCCCGCATCGACCGGGCGAAGGGGCTGGCACATGGCGTACGGGCAGCATTCTCTGATTTAGCTGTCGAAATGGAAAAGCACAGCAACGATCACATAGCAAGCATGGACTCGGATAAACGGCTGGCCGCTTCGATAGAAGGTGTCTGCGCTGACAGGATTTATGCGCTACTGCCGAGAGCCGACGAACTCCTAGCCGCGCTCGGAGATGGGAAATGAAAAGCTACCCGCTGTACCGGACGCACTGGCATCTCGGGTATTGCAACAAGACAGCCTGCGGGATTTTGATTTACAAAACGGCAGTTGCTAACGAATTCGATACAGCTACATGCACTCGGCTTGAGTGTTCGCTTAAACCGACCTGCCGCAGATGTCAAAAAGTTATGCGAATCGGAAAGTTTGAGCGGGCCGGCTCTCGACGCGAAGGGAGAAGGAAGCGATGCCAGTTCTACATAGCCTTCTGCTCACTCCAGAGCAGTCGTTACGGTTAAAGATGCTGCTTACAGACGAAAGTCATGGTGGAGAATATCCTGTCAAGGATTGCGCGCTCTGCCAGATAGCCCAGAAACTGGAAAATATTCTGATCGGCCACAGGGCAGCGGTCAAAGCGCGGGACGCGAAGGGAGAAGCGAGCGATGCGTGAAGTAACAGAAATCGTCCACTGGCCCGGAAAGGATGTTCCAGCCTGTGCCGAGCATGCCGCAAAGCTGAGAGCGGTAGGTCAAGCTATGGGATTCGCCGTAGCCGACAAGGTTCGCAAGCAGGAAGAGCGCCGCGGCCTCGTGCGCCTGGTCTTCTGGAGCGCGGTGATTGTGGGGCTGTGCTGCGGGCTGGTGTGGTGGATTCTGCAATGAAAGCGCCCAAAGAACCCAAGGAAGGAATCGAACACGACTTTCGTCAGTCGCCGACTCGCATATCAGCGAAGCGATACGGTGGCTCGTGGATGCTGTACGAAAAGAATCCATTAAGCGGCAGGGAGCGAATTCTTGGCCTGCGTCCTGAATGGGATGACGTTTACACGCAAGGAACACTGCTGACTAGAGCGCTGTCCGGCAGGACTCTCGAACAGGGCGTCGTTGACGGAATTATTGAGGGGCCGCTGCAATGAGCGAAGAAATGGAATGGCAGCCGGTACGGATTGCGCCCTGCGGCGAAGAGGAACGCGCCGCGCACGCGGAACCAACTGACAGGTTTGGGCTGTGAGGGAGAAGCCGATGGCCGGTAAGCCGCGACTGAGGCATGATCCAAAGGATTGCTGGATTTGCCGCGTGCGGGCAAGTGCGCGTAGACATCGAAAGGCCGCGCGTGCCCGGAAACCGAAGAAAGAGGGAAAAGAGGGTCAATGGTCAGATTCCCCGATAACCTAGGTGGCTATTCTGAACAGTGCGTGCATCTTCGGCCACTGGATGTTCCTTGTGAATCATGTGAGAGGATGAGGGGAAACATGGAAAATCCGCTACAAGAAGCGAACATGGTAGTTAAGGCTCTGTACGAAAGCGAGGTCTACAGGCTCGTCCAAGAAAATCGCCGGAAGCGTGAGGGAGAAGCCGATGGCCGGTAAGCCGAAATTTCGAGTCGGTCAGGTTGTAGCCTACCGAATGCCAGATGGGGCATGGGATTATGATCGGATTCTAAGCATTCGCCCTGCTGCGCCCAAAGAATGGAACGAATCGGCCTATCTTTCTCGTAGTGATTTGCGGTTGGACACGCGGAACCTACGGCTGCTCACAAAACGTGAGGCTGGCCGGTGAGCCTCGCCATTCTCGTTTTGCTTGCCGCTGTGACGAAAGGAGCGCGATGACAAACGAAGTCATAGTTAGAGCGACGTACGACTCAAAATCTTCCGTGCCTCGCATCGGGCAACGAAAGCGAATGCGGGTGAACGGCAAGGTGGAACTGCTCACACTCAACAAAATTGAGGCCGAGCGTCGGCATTGCTATCGAGACGACAGCACCGAAACTTACGAGTACGACACCACGGAGACCTGGGCCTCGTATACGAATGTGCCCGGATGGTGATCCGCGCCGCCATCCTCTTGCTCGTTGAAATTTAGGGCTTGACGCGAGGGCCGAAAGTTGAATATGCTCCGAAACGCCCTTTGCAGGACCTAGCGGCATGGACTTGAATATGGGCCGAGCACTTCGGTGTTCGGGCCAGTGGAAAGCCGGGGTTGGGTGCCCTATACATCCAACCCCTCTTCCTTATAGGGGGGAAGTTGCAAGTCAGCAACACAATCCTATCGGTCCTGACGACATCATCGCCGAAAATGAAGGTCGAGCACGTCGCTGTACAGTATCTCGCCACAAAACAAGCGCTCTCCCATCGAGGAGTTCGTCCGGGCAACGGCGCAGTAGTCGATCTGCGGCTGGGAAGTCAAAAGCCCTTTTCTTTTCTTCCCTTCTACCACTACGTCCCGGTCCAAATCTCACGGCCCTAAAAGCCGCTTGGTATACGTGCGTGGAGATGCTGAAAGATAAGTGAGAAGGGAAGTGGTTTCTCTTGGTGACGAAATATGAAATAGCGGAGAAGGATGGACTGGTCGGCGCGAGCATCCCGCTTGGGAAGTGTCGGGTTCGGCCCAGCTATCTGCGATTTTTGGAGCTCCGAGACTCGGCCAGGATCGACAAGCGCATGACTTGGGCGAAATTCCAAGAGAAGTATCCCGAGAAAGTGAAGGAGTGGGACGGAAAATGATCGAACGCGTTGGGAACTGGCTTACATTCGTAGTATACAAGCTCGGCTGGAAGCGTCCGTATCTTCAATGGCGCATTTGGTGGTACCGGGGATGAAGGAAACGCGCATGAACCTTTGCCTCGATTGCCGAAAGCCGATCAGCCGATCAGCCAAGTGCTGCCCGGAGTGCGCTTACCGGAAACAGTGGGGGAGTCAAGACTTCGAGCCGGTTCCAGTCGAGCCTGCCGACCGGGTTCGGTGGATGATGGAAGAGATTATTTCGAGGTGCAGCGGAAGTATTTCTTGACTGGATTTCTAGTAGGTGGTAGAAGCACTGCATGCCGAGGGCAGTAATGACAGTTTTCCTGCAAGAGCAGAAATGCAAGCGCTGCGGGCACAAATGGGCACCAAAGGTACTTCATCCGGTGCGATGCCCAAAATGTACTTCGCCCTATTGGGACAAGGACCGGAAGTCATGAGACCACGCGCTAGGATGCCCCTAGATGCCTCCAGAACGCGCACGCAGGCCGATTCTAGCGCCTCGACCGACCCAGTACGTGTGGGAGAGCATCAAGATTTACTCTGCGCTTGCGGTCACAGCCGATTAGAGCACCACGGATGGTCCAAAATAGAGTGCTTACACACCGATCCTAAAACACTTAAGTTCTGCAAGTGCGAGGATTTTCGGCATGCCCGATGAGACGGAGTGGCGGGTACTGTTTCGCATTCTGGCCCTCCCGGTCTACCAGGGCTGGTCGGAGATCGAAAAGACGGTAGCGGCGAAGAAGGGTATCCATCTGCCCGAAGACAAGCGCAGTTCGGAAGCCTGTGCGGCGTTTACGGCCCTGTACGAGTGCCTGACGGCCCATTTTCAGCAGTACACCGACGAACAGTGGAGGAACTTCTGATGTCGAACTACATTTCGCTCGAAGATTTGAAGAAGTTGAGTGGTTATGCCATTGGAAAACGCTGGGTCATATCTGTATTTCCTTTCGATTCAGCAAGGTGCAGAAACTGTGTGACTATGCACAGTGATGGTATCGACTGGTGCAAAGACCCAGATCATGCAGAGTTTAGAAAGGTGTCGGAGCAGGCGATTGGCAACATCGCGGCAGGCCAACTTCGGCCCTATCTCGAAGCAATTTATTCTCTTCGACTCTTCTACAAGCATCTATACGCCGACAATCCGCCGGAGATCATGGAGGTTCCGAATGTTCCGAGACAAGGACAAGAAGGTGGCTGCGGAAATAGCTCGGAAGTTGGACTCGCTGTCTCCCGATCCGACTAACCTCGACCCAGTTCTCGGCCCGATCACTCGGGACCTGATCCGAAAGCAGGCCGGGCTTCTCGGCCAAGTGGCTACGCTGAACCGGGAAATCTCGGAACTCGATGCGGAGATCGCGTGGTTCAAGCGCAACCCCGTGGCCGAGCAGTATTTCCCGAAGGTAGCTGCGATTCTAGATAGTTTGAGGCCAAAGGTAGCGACTGAAGCAATGGGCGATCAAGATTTAAGGCCGAAATGACGCGCAAGGCTCATCAGGTCGATAGAGATGCCACGGCGACGTCCCGATTCCAAGACAAGCGCAGCTATGTGCGCACCGATGGCCACGAGTTTTTATTTGGGGAGGATGTTCGGAATCGCCGGCAGGAAATCTATGACCGGGACCTTGGTATCTGTCAGGGATGTGGGTTGCGAGTCTCGTACACCGAGTTTCACATGCACCATAAGCAGGGGGGCCTAGTTGGCCGATGCACCTGCATGCATAATCTCGAAACTCTATGCGCGAAGTGCCATTGGAACGAGCACCCACAAGTAATGAGCGGCAAGATCGGAGAATAGCGTGGACGATAACACATTTTGGGTCAAGATTGTTACCATAGTTATGATAACGGTAATGTTTGTAGCATCCTGCGTTACTTTATATTATATAGAAGACCGCATCGGCCCAGTGCGTCCCATTGTCAGCATGCAGTATCAGGCCAAGTGATGAAGCAAAAGGCAAGTGAGGCCAGTATCCTGCTGTGGGAGCAACTAAAGGACCTGCATATTGGGTTTATCGAGAAAGAAAAGAAATTCTGGTACGCCCGAAAATGGGCTTTCGATTTCTCGCTAATTATGCACAGGATGGCGCTAGGAATTGAAATTGAAGGTGGCGCATGGACCCAAGGCCGGCACACTCGGGGCAAAGGCTTCATCGCCGACATGGAGAAATACAACCATGCTGCCCTTCTCGGCTGGCGCGTACTTCGATTCACTCCTCAGCAGGTTTTGAAGGGCGAAGCGATAGCGTTTATCCGACGCGTACTCGACGCATGAAAGGAGGTGATGCCAAATGAAAACTCCCCTGCGCCGCAGCAGAACTGGGGTTGGTGCGTTGGCGCGTATTGCTCTATCCCTTGCTTTACAACTGATCCCACTGGCTGCAAAGGCGCAGAATAGCGAGGCCGGGGATGGCGCTAAACCGGAGCCGCTAAGAGAGCGCCATTTTTTAATGAGGGCGGCACCGACCCCCGCCGAATCCGCCCTCATCGCTTCACGACAACATCAAAGTGACCGTCTCGCCAGCAGCAAGAGCCGATTCAAACTCTCCCATGAAGGATTCGAAGGCTATCTCACTCTCGCCGATCTCGGCATCATTGATTCGCTTCTCGCCAATCAGGATACATCCGTCGGTGTCCTGAGGATAGTTGCCGATGTGTAGTTCGATCATCGAGCGCTCCGGCACGTCATTCACGAGCGGCACAAAATAGCCGCGCTTCGGAGAGAGATACCTCGTCAGATTGTAAGTGCCAGCGGGAATGCAGCATCGGTCTGGAACATTCGGCTGCCCTTCGAATAGCTCGGGCAGTTCGAGTTCAAAGTACTTCTGCTCCCCGTCTACCGAGACCACTCCGGTGATAGCGAGGTCGCTTTTCCAGAGGCGAGCGATTGTGACCTGCATCACTGCCAGGTGTTACCGCAACTATTGCAAGCGAACGCGCCTCCGGAGCACACCGTTTGCACACTTTTACATCGCGGGCAGGCTGGAGCAGTGATAAAAGATGGTTTGGGCGCGGATGGACTGGATGGCTGGACACTTCCGCCCCGAAGTTCGTCCAAAGTGATCTTTTTGCCGTCGAAGGTGACAACAGTGCTGCCCGGAAAGGATTTCGTATTCGCAAGAAGCTGTGATTTATTGTCCACAGGAAGTCTCCTTTTTTCGACACTACGAGCGTTCTATCGAAAGGGGGAGGGATGGCAGCCGAAACCGCCATCCCAAATCCTTTACCGACGCCGGGTCGGATTCAGGGTATAGCTCAACGTCGCCGTGGTTGCGGGCGGAGGCGGCGCTGCGCTCACCGTGAACGCGCAGGAATCGGTCAAGCCGTTGCCTTGGTCGAGGGCCGACACGTTCGCCGTGCCCGCCGTAACCAAAGTGGCGATGCCCGTGTTCGGGTCCACCGTCACAACCGCCGGCGTATCCGAGGCGTACACAACTGGGCCAATCGGCGCAACTATGACGCCGGTGGCGGTTGCCTCGGTGAAGCTAGGTGTTGCCGTATTCCCAACTACTCCGCTAACTGGTGCTCCCATAGTTCCTCCTTGAATTGTGTATTGCAGGGTTGCTGTCGTTGCTTCTGGCGGTGGAGTTAGTCCTTGGATCGCGGAGATGATAGCCTGACTGGATGCTTTGATTGCAATAATGATCTCGTCAGTGTTTTTCTTCTCTGCTTTCTTCTGGCGTTCTTCCACTTCCAAGAGGGTCCGGATTAAATCCCGATCACTTCCTCGATCATCCACGGCTCGCCTCCGAAACGATGCTACTAAATCTTTCAGCCACATGAATGTCCTGTTTTGGTCAATTGCCGCGAATCAGCCAATCACGGCATCCAAATCCGCCTGAAGCTCTGCCATGTTGAATTTGTCGGGTGATAGCCCGCCCCTGAGCCACGAGGGAGACAAGAGCGCATAGCTTTCATCGCAATAGGTGGTGAAGAATTCCCACGACATAAGCTGGAGCATTCCCCAAGTTATGCACGTGAGCATCTGACTCGCCGTGTCGTAACTCATCACCCAAACATCATGCCCGCCCGCAATACCTCCATCGTCCTGTACCACGGTCCAAGCTTGTCCTGCCGCGTTCTGATCGAGTGCCGATTGCGGGATCGAGAACCCCATGTCCACTCCACCGAACAGATACACCGCTTGCTGGATATGGAGCCAGTTCGAGGGATCGACAGAGGCATACGCGGTTAGCGAAACCCCGCCGAAGCCATTCGCTCGCCAGTCATTCAGATTGTCGATCAGAGATTCGCCCTGATCGGTCGATGGATTGCCGGGAACGTAGCCGCCATCTGCTTCGTAGGCTGCAAGCACCACACTATCGGGAACGGTGACCATGCGTCCGTTATCGAGCGTCCAGATTTGGACGGCATGACCCCTCTTAGCTTCCGTGCAATCACCTAAAGTATCATTGAGCATCATTCCATAGTTGATGTTGAACCCGCGACTCCAATCGACGCGCGGAGGGGGCGCGGGTAGTGCAAGGCCGAGGTAATCCTTGAATTTGAGGGTTCGCTTAAGCTGATCTGGCCTGGATGGCTTACGGCCAAGTTTTCGGCTCATCTCAACATGTACCTCGGATACGCGATCTGGACCACGCGATTATAGGCCATTCGCACAGCGTTCCCGCCCATGTCATAGGCGAGATACACGCGAGTCGGTGAAGGTGCCGGCGGTGGAGGGATCAGCACTTCGAGACCGGTAACGGCGCTGATGGCCACTCCTAAGACTGCGGCAATCGTGGCCATGAGTGTCGGATTCTCGACGTGGAACACCGACAGAAGCGCGCTTAGATTCGTCTGCGCGTCGGCGAGCACGGCATCAATCTGGCCGAGAAGCGTGGTGCTGGCGTGCGCCTGGTAATTCGCAACCAGAGTGTTGATGAGATTTAGGTCGGCCACCACTTGATTTGTGACTTGCTGGACCTTCGATTCGAGTTCCGTGCCTACGGAGGGATCGCCGGCAATGACGAATATCTCGGAGATGACTTGGATGATCGCCGGGAGGTCGTTGATAACGATAGCTTCCCACTGCGCGAGCGTGGGGCATCCGATGAGGACAACGGTGCTCGCCCCCAAGGTAGCTACGCCGGCGGTGCGGAAGAAATCTCGTCGGTCCATACGTTTAACGACGCTGCTGTGTTTGTGACGCCGGCTGCGGCTGGGGCTGCTGCCACGGATTCTTGACTTCTGCGCTGAAACGTACTGCGCATCCGGTCATGGTCGTAAGCGTTACGAGAGTAGCAACTAGAACGATTCGGTTTTTCATTTGTCCCTTTCTGGTGACAGCCTATCAGACATTGGGTTTGCTCGGGGAAGAATTTTCCACTCTTTCTTTCCGCAAACGCTGCATGGCGGATACGTTGCTAGTTTCAGTATCACCGCCACCATCTCTATTCCGGTATCGTTGGTTTCCTCGGTGATGGAGTGTCGGTGCCCGCAGGGGCATTGGAGTGTAACGCTCATCGGCCACTCCTGATTCTGAACTGCGTCCACGGGTAGCAGTGGGTGACGATGGACTTCCACCACTCGACTACCCAGCGTCGGCGGTCATGGAAGCTAGCCCAGCGCTCCCAGCCCTTGCCGTCTTGGTTGATCTCCAGGTAGAACACTATTCCGCCTGCGCGTGGACCGGCTTCTTGGGTTTCTTAGGCTTCGGCTTCTTTTTCATCGCTTCCTTTCTCGTAGGCCGGGCCATTAGCCGGAGCCTATGCTCCGCATCCTGAGCGGTTCGACGCGCCGCTTCCCACTTCCAGCAGCGCCGGTGTTGCGCCATCCATGCCACCGGCAAGCCACAGGTCGGACACGGCTTCACCTGTGAAGGCCGTATCCTCCGCCAAACGAGTAGATACCCGTCCAGCTTAGGAAGAACGCAAGAAAGATCAGGAACAGGAGCAATCCGGCGACCACCAGAAGTGGTTGTGGAATTACCCAGCCGGTCAGGGAAAGCAACCATCGGCAAAGAATCACGACAATAGCTAAACAGATCATCAACACGATAAACCCCAACATCGCCCCCACTGGGTTAAATTGCCAAATCGCACTTAACATTTAGGTTCCTCCCTTTTGTGTTGCCTTGAGCGTACTCTGTTGAACTTGGGTCATCGTCGAATGGGTACCCGAATCCTTGGCCGCGAGGCCGATGAGCAGCGTGCCTAACCCACCGATGATGGACAAGATAAAATACCAACGTGGGGTCAGCGTGAAACTACTGGCCATTGCAGCCGCGATGATTATCGGAGGGATTCCTCCGAGCAGCCCCCCCAAAGTGGTTTGCCAGTTCTGAGCCGTCAATGTTATCGTCAAACCGTTCCTCCTGTTATTTCCAGAAATGCTGGAGCGCGGCCACTGCCGCAATCACCGCTCCAGCTACAACCAAGGCCCTGATCCATATTGTTCCGGCATCCTTTTCGAGTAGCGCAAGCCTGTCGGACAGCGCTCGCCGTTCCGCTGATTCGGCGTCAATCCATCCACGCGCTTCATTTTTAGTAGGGCAATCATCTTTCCAGTCGGTTAGAGTCGCTCTCCATTCATTCGATTGCGCTTGGGCATGGTCTAAGGATGCCCTCGCAATAATCAATGCTTGGTCGGCTGCTTTCTTCTGTTCCTGCAATCGAGCAATTTCAACTTCTAACGACTGCACCTTTTCCCGTAACACCCCATTCTCAGTCTCGGCCATGTTACCCAATAAACGGTAGAATTAAGCACGCATTTTTCGCGTCACATATATCAATGACTCCGTTAAATGGAGCGCCTGTGTAGGTAACCGAGTACATTCCTGCCGCAGTCGGTGTCGGCGAGCCATTCATTTGAGTATAATTTTTATCACTGTTAAACATCGCATACATGGTCGAGACGCCCGGCGCATCGCTCCACGTAGCTGTGATCCTGTTTTGCGTCCCCACATGGTTCACCGCAACCGTGCCCGATAAACCAGTCGGCGGCGCGGGCGGCACTGTTGGGGTTGGGGTAAGTGCGCTCACCTGATTCGATGGCACGCTCTCGCCAGATATGCCGGCGGGGCAAGTCCCTGTCGTCGGGCAGAAGCTCGTTACTTGGTAAGTGAAACTCTGTCCCGAGGAGACGTTCGTATCGACGTAGGTCGTCCCGGTTATGCCCGTAGCGCCCGACGTGAAAGCTCCGAGCGAGGTGCATGTTCCGACGCCCGGGACGGAGCCCGTTCCGGTGCCTTGCACGAAGCCCGAGCATGGCGCTTTGTAGACGTTGTAGTTAACCCCCGTCGTTACGCTCGCCGTCCATGTGAGCGTGTTGGAGTGTGCGGTCGCGGTGGCAGTTAGCTTGCCCTGTGCATAACTAGGGAAATTAATGCCAAAGATCAGGATTGCTACTGCAAGAACACGCTTCATTGCACTATCTCCCGTGGAAGGCTGTCGATCAGTTGCCTCTTGCTCTCCACATTGAATTTTCGAAGTAACGATGCTACATGGAACTTCACAGTTCTTTCCACAACGAATAGGATTTGGGCCAATTCCTTATTCGATGCGTAGGGGTTCTTTTGAATCTGGGACATGACTTCGGCCTCTCTTCTGGTCAAGCTCGGGTCCGGCTGCAATTCGGTAAGCATAATTACCCTGAGTTTCTGACGCTCATCGAGGATACGCTTGTGCTTCTCTTCAATAGCTCTTAGCTCCAGTTCTATCTTTTCCCACCTAGCCCAACAAATTGAAAGTTTATTCCGCGTTAACTTAGCACAGGTCAGATCGCTCCTCCTATTTATCATTGTACGAGTAAGCCTACCTTCGGCGGGGCGGACGGATATTGCTGCCTTTCCGTCTGAGTTGCAGCAAACGAAGAAATATCCCCCGCATTGGCCGTCTGCTGTCCAATACCAGAGAGATAGAACGAAAGTACTCCCGAGGGCACGCTGACGGAGCTCTGCGTATAAGTATATGGTTGGTTCACGCCAACGATGGCGCTTGGGTCGAATGCTCCTTCATTTGTCCCCTGCACATAAATGTAGTTCGCGTTGGCTCCCACGGAGTTTGCGGTCCCCAGGTTGTAGGTCACGGTGTAAGTCCCGTTGGGAACGTAAATGTCCATCTTGTAATCGTTTTGCGTTTGGCTCGACGCATAGTGATTGTTGAAGAGTTGAAAGTCTGTGAACGACGGCGAGAAAATCTGATTCTGGCAGCATCCCTGATACGACGGGGCATTGGAAGCCCCGAGGCCGAATCCGCCAACCCACAGGTAGCCATGAGAGTCGATGAAGTTAGCCGTGCTCTGCACCATACGGATGTCGGTCAGCGGGAAGATGTGGACGAGCACCTGTTTAACCACCGAGGAATTTGCGCTACTAGTGACTAACATCGTAGCCGTCACGGGCGCTGTCAGTGAAGCTGGAGGCGTGAATAATCCGCCACTCGTAAGCGTTCCCCGAACGCTCGTCCCGCCCGATCCCTTGTAGGTCATCACCGATATTCCAGCGCCGTTCTGTGCCGGGAACGATGCCGATGCAGTGATTCCGGTTTCGGTGGAAGTGAACAGCGCGTCCTCGACGCCCACGCCGTTGAACCCTCCGGCAGTAGGCTGCAAGAAGTTTGTAGCCGTCTGTCCGGCAATGGCACCGGGAGTGATCGCGTATCCCTGAAGGTTGTAGATCGCCGCAACTGCGACTTCGTTGGTCCCGGTGGTCGTGAATGCGCCTGTGGTGATCGAGGTCTGTCCGGTCGCGCTGCTTGTTACTGGTGTCGGCACCACATCCAGCGTGATCGTCGCGCCGTTCGGGTTGTACTCACGGACAACGATGGATTCATAAGGCTGGCCGGAAGCGTAGGTTGCGGTCCAGATGTTCGAGGAGCAACCAGTGATCCCAATTCCGTACCAGCGTGATACAGCCCCACCGCCGCCAGGAACCGTGAAGTCTGCTGACGCTTCATGCGTGTAGCTGTTGCCGCAGATATCCCCAACTGAAGTGGGATTAGTCGTCGCTACCGTCGATCCCACCGTGATGTCAACGAAATCGCCTGTAAGGGACTTGACCGCTTGTGTTGTGGCGATTGTGGTTGAGCTTGCCACCGTTGCCGTTGCGACGAGGTTCTGCGGCAGGATCGTTCCGGCGGACTGCGGCGACGACCAAGCGACTGCGCCATTGCTATAGGCCAAAAGCTGAGTCTGTGCCGCTCCTGCGGCAAAGTAATACTGGCTCTCAGGAACGTCAACAGCAGTTCCCATGAGGGCAACATTGGTGCTGGCTGATCCGGTTGAGGCTGTATAGGTAACCACTTCGCCGGTCGTGGTTGCGCCAGAGCTTGCAGTCTCCTCTAGGCTTGATTCGTCTATCGCTTCCCAGTTGGAGGTCGGGATCAGCGCGAGATTGATTTCCTGCATCGCATTCGATGCGGTTTGTCCCATGTTCCCGTAATCCACGCCGATCTGCCATCCGTACCCACCATCCACCACGATCAGACCGTAATTCTTCATCTGGGTCAGGAGGATTTGAGCGCACGCGGAGAAGCCGGAAATATTGTAAGACGGATTGAGAATGAATCGCTGCCCGTAGAAGTTAACGCCACTGCCTGCATTCGTGCTCGTCGTGGCGGGCCAAAGGAAAGCATTGTGCATGTAGCCATTCTGGAGAGTCATTTGCAAGGCGTGGTTGATCGAACCGCCGGTCGCGCAAGCTCTGTCCACTTCTGCGCCGTGCAGAACCAAAGGAGCAATCTGTGTCCCCGCTGCGTTCGTCGAGATTGCAGGCAGCGCGTAACTGTTGTAGGCGTAGGTGATCCCGCTTTGTGAATTATTGGTGCCAGCGATTCCCGGTGCTGCCGAGTCTCCAGAACTGCTGGAGCCAGCCGTCACCTGTCCTGTCGTAGAGGTAGACGCGGCAGCGTGAACAAGCGGAAAGGTCAGCGTGTTGGCTGTGGCGGAAGTAAGCTGAACCGGATTCAGATTGCACCAAGTATCTGCCCCGGTGAAACTTCCGATTGTCACGTAGCCGCCCTGCTGTGCATCCCGAACGAATCCTGATGATGTCCGGGTCGGTGTGATCGTTGCCGTGGCGGTGCCGGAACCATTAGCTGTGCAGTTTGTGATAGGAGCCTGCGCGTAATATTGGTATCGCTCCCACACATTTCCGGTATCCGTACCGATGTCTATTTCGTGGTGATCGGCGTTGCCGTTCGCAGACAGCGCATCGAACCAGCCACTCTGAATATTCACCGAAGGCCAGCCAGGATCGGGGTACGAAGCATTGTTCCCCGGCGTGTAGTAGAAATTCATCGCATTTGTGGGCGTCGATGCGGTTACATAATTCAGGCCCATGTCGGGCAGGAAGTTGACCGCGTAGGTTCCCGCCCCAGCGATGAATGTGGCCGAGCTTTGGCTGCAATGGGTGATGCCGTCGCAAACAGGCAGGCTCGATACGTTCATGTTGTAGACGTGATCCCACGGTAGAAGCGGGTAGCCGCCAATAGATTGTGGTGCAGCGAGCGTGGTCGGCGGTGTGTAGACCCCAGTTCCCGAATTGATGCTGCCGAGGCAAGTCCCGCCGTTGGCTGCGTTCGCGCAAGTCCAGTGTCCTCCCGTGCCGGGATTTGATGTCACAGTGAAAGTCTGCGTTGATCCGCTCGGTGTGAGAACAGGGTTTAGCGGCGAAATCGTCGGCGGTCCGGATGGCGCGCCACAACCAGGAGTGACGAGATTCAAGGGGATCGTGACAGTGCAAAGCCATGCTGGATATAGCGGATCAACCCGCGTGGTATTGCTCACCGCCTGATAGCCGTAAGCCGAAGCGCCGCTAGCACTGGCCGTGAAATTCGAGATGACCGTGGCCATGCAATTCGGGACGCTGGTCGCCGATCCGCAGGAGGGCGCTCCAGGAGTTGATGGGCTGCTGAAACTCGGATTCGTTCCAAAGGTGTTGGTGCCGCAGGAAAATCCAGTGGAACTGTTGATCCCGCAGTTGTTTCCTGCTGCGGAATACCCGTAGTTCGTAGCTACTGTGTCCGTGCCGTTGCCGTCCCCGATGTAGAAAACGTAGATGGGGTTCGCACCGCATCCTGTGCCAGTCTTGGTCTGTGAGAGGTTATTCGAGTAGGTGACGTTCTTGGCGAAGGAAATGAGCATCTCCCCGCAGAAAGTCGCGTTCTGGTGAGTATCGGTGTTGTTGCCCCAAGTGGTGTTGAACTCCGAGTAGATCGTGGCGTTCGATCCGCCGGACGAATTGTTGAACACTTCAAAGCCGCGACCGCCGTTGCCGAGCAGCATGTTGTTGTAGGCTACGGCCTGCTGGGTGTACTGGGCGAGACCTCCCTGACTTCCGTCGAACGTGTCGAAGATGATCCCCTCGCCGTCCGTGGGAACACCTGCGTTACAGAGGCCATCAACATTCGAGTAGGAGAAATTCCCAGCTACATAAATGTGCGTTCCCGAGGCAGTATCGGCGTTCTGCGGCTGATAAATACTGATTCCGCTGTAGCAATTACTACCGTTCTGGGCCGCGTTGTAAGCGATATTCCCAATGATGACAATGTAATCGGCGCTCGCCGAGCCGTTGTTGAAGGTATCAAATCCGTTCTGCTGGCAGCCATTAGCGACATTGTTAGCGAAGATGATGTGGTGGATACTCGTAGAGCTATTAGGAGGGATCGCGCTGAAGCAGGCCCCTCCGGTGCTCGCAGTTGTGACTTCGAATCCCTGCACGCCCCAGTAGTTCGCGCTGATCCGCACGCCATCGCCAGAACTGCTGCTGATTTTACAGGCATCGAAGGTGGCGCATTGCAGCCAAACCACGTTGTTGTTTCCGGAGCAAGTGACCGTGCCCCACTTGCCGGAGCCGAAGTTCGAAGCAACGTAAGACGTGCTCGCCGCCGCTGTGATTGTGTCCCCGCAGTTCACAGCATGGTTTGGAGTGAGCCATGGCGTCCCGGAACTCGTGCCGTTATTGGAATCGCTGCCGCCTCCGCCAGCCGGAGCGATGAAGTAAGAAGTAGACGATGCGGGGATCGCCGAGAGGAGCAAAATCCCAAAGAGTAGGAGCGCGTTTCGCATCAGTGGAACGTGGCGATCAGCAGCCCCGTAGCTCCTGAAGTTTGGGTTCCGGCAAGGGTGATACTCGCGGCAGAGGACACAATTGCTTGGTACATTGCTTCGGCGTTGAAGTTGCTATCTTGGCATATCGTCGGCGATGGGCACGTGCTGGGAAGCGTGAATGGCGTTCCGTTAGGGGTGAGGAACTGAGTGGAATTATCGACGCCGAATCCAACTTCATTCGCAAAATTAAGCGTTCCCGTCGCGTTGCTGGCGAAGGTGGTGGAGCTAGTGCCGTTCCCAGCAGGAACCGCATCAACCGCCGTGATGACTGTGTATTCCTGAACGTAGGCATTGAACGATGATGCTGCGCTCGCAAGGGTGATGACTACCGGCTTGCCAGTCGTCGTCATACTCGGGCAAAGATAAATGAAGAGGCCCCCCGGAAGAGAGCCGCCGAGCGCAGTGCCGGGATTGAAACCGGAATTCGATGTGGCGGTGCAAGTGATCGAATCTCCGGTATGAACCACCGAACTGACCGCAATCTGCGTGGAATTGTCCTCTACGATGCCCACAAGCAAACTGTGCCCGGCTGTTGTGTTACTGGAAAGAGTGACCGTGCAGGTGGAAGTGCCGTGACATTTACCCCCCTGCACTTCTGCCGGGGCTGCACCGGCTGAGGCACCTCCGCCGAAGCCGCCGTTGTTGCCGCCGATCCCACCTTTGCCCCCAATCCCCTGCGAGGCAAGCGCGGTAGCAAACAGCAGCAGCCCTAAGAGTGGAAGAAGTTTCTTCATCACATCACCGGATTAACTGCGAGATAGAGTTTACCAACCATCGGACCGGCAGTACCGCAAGCCGTGGCTGTAGTGCTATAATTAATAGATGCCGAACCAGTGGATCGAATAACTTGAACCTGTTGACCAAAGTTAGCAGTTGACGTAGTAGTTAGAGTTCCAGTCAGCGGCACCGCGCCCGTACCTTGCAAATTTACCGGGATGGTCTTCGATCCTTGATCGTCAGTATAAATCAGACTGACTACGTACGTCCCCGAAGTTCCGCAAGCTGTCGTAATATCCACGTAGACATGGACATCATACGTGCCAGCCAAACATAGTGCCGTTGAACAAAGCGAAGTAGAGCCAATGGACGTTCCCGATCCAATCGTCACAGTCGCGGAATGGCCGGAATCTCCGCTATAACCTTCTTGAGTTGCAGCCGCCGTCCCGGTGATTGTTAAAAGACCTTGCGCTGTTGCTGGAGCAATAGTTTCTAAGTTATAAGTAAGTGCGGTTGGCGCTTGATAACACTTGCTATTCGCTGTGTTGCATGGTGCTACCGCCGCGCTTGTTGTACCTTGCGCAAAATCCATAAATGTTGCGGTCGTTCCGTCAAGCACAAAAACAGGCGCGACGTAGCCGCCAGTGTCAGTCGTCGTAACTGTCGTGGCATTGTCTGTAACGCTTGAATTTTGATCGCACCCGCCAGCGCCGCCGCCTTTCACAAGCACATTTAACGTCAATGTCGTAACCGTAGGAACGCCCGTGGCCGTTGTGTTGCACAACGGCCCGGTCGCAAGTCCGGCAACAGAAGTTCCGTTTATGTTCGTAGCGTTGACCGTTCCGGTTCCTGAAACTGTCAGCGATGCGCCAGTGCCGACGACCATTGCTGCTGTCGTGTTCGTGCCAGAGGTTATAGTGCTGAAGGCTGATCCTCCTCCGCCACCCCCTCCGCTTCCGCCGACCAGAGCAGAAGCCGATACGGCAAGGGAATTCCTCATGTTAATCGTAGCCGAGCCGCTGGTGACTGCCGAGGCCCGGACGCAGAAGCTCGCAAGGCCGGCCACCCCTACGGTCCAAGTGCCGGCGCTCGTTGTGCTGGTTACGGCAGTGGTGCTGTTCGGAGGGTAGGCATTCACCGCCACATAGTTCGTCCCGTCAACTGTCCCGACAAATTGCAATGTCTCGCTGAAAGTGCCGGAAACGCTAAATGCTACTGCTCCTGTGTTGCCTGCGGTCGGGATGGATACGAACCCGCCGGCGGTGGAACAGGTTCCACCATCGACCACAGTGATCGAACCGGACACAAACGCCCCCTGGGCGAACAGCGGAGTGCCGCCCCCGAGGAAAATCAGAAATAGGATGATGAATCTACGCATAATCTCCTTTCCTCAGTTCAATATGTAGAAATTGAAGCACTCAGGATTCGTCGAAAAGGTTCCCAGATTGATCGTGAAACTGGTTCCGGCGCTGATGCTGGCAAGTCTCGGAGCCGTGAGTCCTGTGTCCGCAGTCGTATTGCAGGTCACCGAAAGCCTCGATCCCGCTGCGGCGCTCGGCTGGATGAGAATGTCGCTGTTCGCGGTTACCGCCGTGGTGCTCACGACGCATGTAGCTGTCGATGCGTTGGTGGCGCAGGAAAAGGCCCCCGCCGCCGCTGCGGAACACGCTACGAGAGAAGGACTTGCTGCGCTACCGGCGGCAGAACAGTTTGTCGCAGTTGTGTTTGTGTATCCGGTCAAGGGCACGCAATCAGCGTCCCATTGATTGCTCGTCCCTTGGTCGATCACCACAGAGCACTTCGAGTGAGCGTAAAGAGCGGCGCTAGAAGATGCCGCGCCGCCATTGAGAGAGATGGTCCATGTCGCGGGCGTGACCGTAGCAACGGCGCTATGCATCAAAAAATTGGTGTAGAAGCTGGGATTTACGAGTGTCGTCGGGGTAGGCAGAGAAACGGCGGAGGCGGGAGTGTAGATTATGTTGTTGTTGTCGCTGTAGGTGACAGCGGACCCTGCCGATTCGTCTACTGTAAGACCCACTTGCGGGCAGGTGAGCGGGACCGCCGCGCTCGCCGTTACGTTGTAAAGATACTGATATACCCCGTTCGTTGCCGGTGGCGTGCAAGAGCCGTTGCTGCCGTTTGCAACGCTCCAGTTCGACCCATCGCAGCGCGCTAGAACTTTGTTGCTGCCCCCACCAGTGATGGTCGCACCGGGAGTAGCTGTAGACGAATCGGTTACCTCTGCCAACCATCCTTCCAGATTACAGTTGGGAAGGACTGCGAAGGTACTCGGATACGCTTGGATTAAATTCGCATGCAGCCCCAGTTGGTCTGTGGCGATGGTGTTTTTATAGAGAGAATTGTAGCCGCCCGCAATGTCCACCACCATCGAGGGGGCAATGCCGGTCAGCGTAGGAGGAGCGCCCCCCGCTTCCGAGCTTCCGTTAAAGATATTTGTAAAAGTCACGAACGGCAAAAAGGAACCCGTGCTACCGCCAAGAAAAGCGGCGGTGCTAGATGTTTCCGTGTCCTGCTCGGCGAAATCAACGGTAAGATATTGATTTATGGTCCCGTTGCCATTGTTGAATGTGAATAAAGGGGTGATGCCGCCTTGCCGATACATCCAATGCAAGGTCCATCGGCTGCCGGGACCAGCGTAAGTGTCCTGCTGAATGCCTCTGCGATTTAGGAATATTCTTCCGATGTCGATGAACCAATTCGCACCAGTGGTTCCTGGACCGCTAGAACTATTTATTCCGGGCAAGTACAGCATCGGGCACCAGGAGGAATCAGTCACCTGAGACGGACCTCCAGCAAAAGCGATGCTACTTTCGTGAATTGGATTGCCGCCGCCAGATGAAGATCGGAGCATCAAACCAAGACCGCAGTAGTCCCCGTTTCCAGCCTGATTCGTGGTAAATGTGACGTGTTCAAAGTCTAGTTGGTAAGGATCATCGGCCACCCAGAGAATCCCTCCGTTTGTTCCGTTGCTGACGACGCTCAAATCCCGCGCTACGCTGCTGTTTGCGCCGTGAGAGAAAACTCCCGGATTCGCCGTACCCACTACGACGCAGGCGGCAGTCCCAAAAGCGAAGGCTCCGCTACACCCAGCGTTCCAGTCACCTTCCCACTGGTAGGAGGTTGGAAGTTCCATCGTCTCGTTTAGATAAAGTTCCCCGGCCTGCTTAATGGAAATCCCGCTCGGCAGTTTCAGGTAGGAGTTCACTATGTAGCCGAGTCGTCCGCCGAATGCGGGGACGGGAGGAATGTAAACCGTGCAGCCTGTGACCGCCGGCGAACCGTAGCTGCAAGTATTGGCGGCAGCCAGAATCGCGGGGGCATCGTCAAACACGGAAACTTCACCAGAAGCATTCTGGCTCGCAGCATTGGCTACGACGATATTGGTCGTCCCTCCCCCGGAGACTACAGTGGTCGTTAATGGATCATTCAACCCAGAGGCACTGGTGCAATCTGCGTCGGTGATGTAATCGGAATCGAAACTATTGTTGCCCTGAATCGTCGGTCCCCAGTCATAGAAAGAAGCGTTGGGGTAGGCAGAACCATCTTGGAAACTGGGACCTGTCTCCCCGATGACGTGGAGTGCGCCGTCGCCGGGGCGTTGCGCACAGACGTAATAGGCGGAAGAAAGAGTGCTTCCCTGGCTGAAATCCACATAAATCCCAGTATAGTAAGAAACGCTTCCGCCCGTGCTGGATACGCTGCCGAGGATTCGAGAGTCCACTCCGGTCGCTGTGATTGTGAAAGCGTTCCCCGCATTGTTGACAGTGGCGATGTTGAACCATCCAGATAAAAGAGCATTCGTACTCCCGCTGAGATGAACTTCCGCCCCGACTCCAAGGGCCTGTGTTCCTGTTGTCGTGCAAGAGATGGTAGTGCCGGAGAGAGAGCAGGCTGAAAGTGTGAGGTTTGTCAATCCCAGAGCCGTTGGCCCAGTCGTAATGGTAACCGCCGCTGATGCGGGAGTCAGACCGCCGTAGATGTCTCGGCCAAATACCGCGTATTTGTATGTCGAACTTCCGTTCGGCGGAGAGACTGGATCAACATAACCATTGATCCCCGTCTGGTAAGGACTGGTTCCCGCCACGGCCAGTACCGGGGTTGGTCCATGCGCCAAGGAGATTGTTCCCATCGTTTCCGTCGCGCCGCATCCGTAGATCGTCATGCCATAGCCGTTCAGGAAAAACCCGTGGGCCATCGTGATCGAGGTGGAGCTTCGCGTACAGGTCGCCGTATCCCTGATCGTGCTTCCAGGCAGGCCGGCGATGGCCCCGAATGCCGTGATGTCCGCGTAAGGATCAATCCCCTTGATTAGTAGACTATTCCCATCGGGAGTGGTTATACCTGCCGCACCTCCGAATGCACTAGCATTATTGAATTGCAAATCACCGGAAATTCCTCCTGGAAGAGTGGTCGTGTTTGTCGAATTGAACGTTACCCCTCCTACCCCATCTGCCGAAATCGTGACATTGCTACCATTTTTTAGGTTCAAAAGAGTCTGAGTTATATTCGTAACCCCATTAGTCTCTAAAATCGGTGCCGTCCCGCCTCCACCGCCACCGCAAGTTGGAAGGGTAGCCGCAGCCGCGTGAAGCTGTGCGGAGATATTCTCCGAAACTCCGCTAATCGTCAGCGAGACATTGAATCCTACGGTTTGCCCGGCAAAGCAAACGCTCGCCGATTGCACGAAAAATGCCCACATAGACCCGACAGACCCAGTATGGCCATCACTGATGAGCGTGTTGTCGATTAGCGTGGTCGAGAAGTTTCCGAAAGAATCGCACTGGACAATCGGAACCGTGGTGTTGAACGTGCTCCCGTTGATCGTCGGGACGGTTGTTGCTGTCGGAGACGGAACATAGGAGACGTTGACCTTGCAACCTTGGTAAGGCTTTCCCGAGGGGTCCGTCACAGTGGCAGTTACAGCCGTAGTCTGCCCTCGGGCCGAAACAGCAAGCCCCAAAACGAGCAGAACGAGGATACCGAGCCTATTCATCGGCTTTCTTCCCGCCTCGATTCGTGTTGATGGATTGCGGGCGGCTGCCCATATTTGATTGGCGAAACTGACGGGTTAAAGTAAAAACCTCTTCTTTGTAAGGTTCTTCCTCAGCCCCCGCCGTATTAGGCGTGACCATCTCAGGGTCTAATTCACTTTGCCAGCATTCGGCCATTCTTTTCTTCAAGTTTTCGTCGAAAGTAGAGGCCATAAAATAGTCTCCTTATGCTAAAATAGCGGCTGGTAGCACCAAGTCCTTTAGGGAGGACCGATGCGAAAACCGCGTGTGCGAAGACACGAAGTTGTCCAGCCGCTTGATGAATCCTACCGCCTGATCCCACTTACGCAAGGGAAAAATGCCATCGTGGATGCAACTGATTACGAATGGATCAAGCAGTGGAATTGGTGTTCTATTAAAATTGGGAATAACACATATGCATCTGCGTTTGATGGAAAGAAAAATGTTTACATGCACAGGAAGATTCTTAATCCTAAAAAAGGATTGCAGGTAGATCACATCAACCGTAACGGATTGGATAACAGGAGAGAAAATCTTCGTCAATGTTCCCGCGCTGAAAATTCTTGGAATACCGAGAAGCCCGTCACTAATACCAGTGGTTTTAAGGGAGTCTATTGGGATAAATCTAGGAGGAAGTGGCTTGTGCTCGTAAAAAAGAGGGGTAAATGCTTCAGTGGTGGAAGATTTACCCTTAAGGAACAAGCCATTGAATCTTACAATGAGTTGGTACGAAAGCATCATGGTGAATTCGCCCTATTGAATCCGTATCGTCAATAGCGTCTGCCGCTCCGACGCTTGGTCCTTTTTGCTGAATGTTTCACTTTTCTCTTCCGGCCAGCAACATATACCTCTTTCGCATGAGTCGGGATGTGGTGGATATGAGTGTAAGCCCTGTATTTCCTGTATGATTCAGGACTTTCGAAATGCTCAGTTCCGGGCATAGCTACGCCCTCTTCCCGTCCCGGCGCTTGTGGACTCGGACGGGCTGCTTCTTGGTTCTGTGAAGCGATTTGCCGCGCCCTTTCATGCGGCGCTCTTCTCCATATTCCTTGGCCGAGGTTTCTGACTGCGGTTCTTGCCCCTGACCTCTAACTTTCATGTAGATTCTCCTATTTGGCTCCCGCGAGCCACCTTTGAACCGTAGGATTCGCTAGAAATCGAGCGAGCGCTCTCTGAATCGGAGCGTACCGAGCGCCGTAAGGTCGAGATTCGTACCGTCCGAAGCCTCCGGATAGCTGTTTTGCCCGCTCCTGAATCATCTTCAGCCGCCATTCGACCGGATCGAACTCTGGCTCAGTCGGTGCCGGCGGAGTTTTCTTCAAATTCACCGGAGTTGATTCCGGATACGTTGGCTTCTCCGGAAGCGCGGCCTCTTTCACTGTTTTCGGCAATCCCCGAGCTTGCTGAATCTTCTCCTGCATCAACTGTAATGCCGCCTGCGCGTTTCCGGCTCCCTTGTACCGGGAGAGCATCTGCTGGGCGATGGAATACTGCTTCGGATCAGAGAGAATCGACTGCACGTACTCGGGACGAATTTGCCTCGTGACCGGGTCGAACGCTGCAAGTACGCGCGCGATGGGAGAGCCGTTCTTTACTGCCGTGTTGTACCAAGTGTTTTCGAGTTTCGCCCAATTCTTCTGCGCCACGTTGAACCGATAGGACTTATTCTCGGCAGCGGCCATCTTTTCCATCTGGTCACCGATGATCTTCTTGGCCGCAAGCGTGGCGGCGCGCTCGTCTCCTTCTAGAGCGTAGGCAGCCTTGCCGAGTTCGCTGTAATAGCCGTGCAGCTTGTCGAAGGTCATGCCGGCGGCGTTCTTTCCCTCGATTCGAGCTATCTCTTCGGGCGTGAAGGCCCCCGAAGCCTTGTATCGCTGGTAGGCCGCAAGATCGCCGGCGCTACTGAGGTCTAGGGTCCTACCTCCGATTGCAGGACCAGTCGATTTACCGGGGATGGGCGATGTTTCCTGCAAGATGCGGTTTACGACTGTCGGAACCTTCTCCGACCCCTTGAGTCCACCTTCCACGGCGTCCTGTATTTGGGTGTGCAGAGCCGACGTATCGGCGGTTCCTCCGACCTCCGGATACAATGACTTGGCAACCGCTGTTTCCTGCTCTCGGAGCGTTTGCAGGGAGTCTCCGAGTTGCTTGGCGCTCTGTTGCACCTCTCCGGTAAGCTGCTGGCGCTGCGCTACGCCTGTCTTCGAGGCTTCGGTCTTAGCTTTGGCCGCTTCGGTGGCTTCGGCGTGCTGCTTGTCGATGTCTCCGATCTTCTGGCGCTCGATGTCCCGCGATTTGGCCAGTTCCTCTGCATTCTCTCCTGCTATTTTCTTAGTAAGTTCGGCGTGCTCAGTCTTCAATTTGGCGAAATTCTCCGTTTCCGCCTGCCGAGCGAAGTTTTCTGCCGTCTTACCGACCCCGATGTAGCTTTGAATCGGTGGACGGACGGCCTCAGTACCGATTTCGGGCGATCTTGCCATAAGGGCCATAATCGCCGCTTTTGTCAAATCTCTCCCCATCGGAGTTGCGAGATCACCCCCTTTCCGAACGCCCGAAATCCACTGGGCTGCTGACGGACCCAGCACTTTAGCGAGTGGACCAAATCCAGTCGATCCTATGAGGGCCGAAGCCTCGGCGTACTTGCCCTGCTTTATGTACTCCCGGGCTTGCTGGATCGCCTGCAACGGATACTCGGCGGTCGATTTCGTGTCGTTATAGGCCGCTTTTGCCAGTCGAACAGGAGCAGCGCCCACCGGAGATAGGGCTTCCGTTAGGTTCTGTGGCGGCGTGGCGAATCCCGACACCACATCCGAAATGGGCTGCTTCACCATCTCATCGACACCTTGCCGAATCCCCTGTACGGCGCGGTCTCCGGCCCCGGGGCCTTGAAAGGGCAGCCACTTTCCGCCGTCCCACTGGAATTTCTCTCCAGTCTTGTCGTCCGTGAATATGTAGGTCTGCGGCATTAATGCGTCGAAATCGTCCCAGTTCTCCCGGGAGGCGGTCCCGGAGGCGGCGGAATTGTCGGCCCGCCGACATCTCCCACGGCATCCTTGATGCTGTTCAGGATGTCTTGATACTCGGCCTTGGAATAGGCTGCCGATTCGTAGTGCGCCCTACCGATAATCGGTAATCCCGGCTTCCGGCCCCTGGTAAGCAAGTCCTGTCGGTGCGCGGTGCCTCCAAACACCCTATCTGCTGCCTGTGCTAGCCTTTGGCTGTCCCCGGGAGACGGGTTCTCCGGAGGCGGAGTCTTTAGCAAGTTCAGCACATCCGGAGGAATAGGCTTCGTCTTGGCCGAATCGGCGATCCAATCGTCATAACTACCGCCGGGATGAGTCTTGAGCCACAATTCGAAGGGCGTCTTGGTGCCGCCTTCTCCAGTTCCCGGTTCCTTCGCCGGCCCGAGCCTCACATATTGCTTGGTAGCGTCCCGAGGCCCCGGAACCTTTCCGGTAGGATCGTATTGCCAGCGGTAGCCACCGAAAACCTCGGTCTTCAGTTCCTCTTTGGGCGGTGTTCCGGATTCGGAACGCGATGACAGGAATCGGTTGTAGTCCTCCATCACCTTTTCGGGTGCCATGCCAGCGTCGAGGCTGCCGATCAGGCCGGACATGACCCGCTTTTCGAGTGGCGTGGCATCCGGTCTATTCGCGTATTCGAGCAGCGAAGATCGGAACTTCTCTTTGTCTACCGCTGGCGGAGCACCGGGAGTCAACTGCTGCATCTTGTATCCGGTCGCCGGGCTGTAGGTGAATCCTGCGAGGCCCCCATCGGGTGTCTTCTGAACGCCTTCAGGTTGCGCCTGCCCGAAAGCGGAGAGTTTCTGCTGAATCTCCTGAATCTGAAGCTGGGCCATCAACTGCTTCAGCTTGTCCGCAGCCGCTTGGGTAGCCTGATCGCGGTTCGCAAAAACCGCGTTGGCAGCGTCGTTTCCCGCCGATCCTACTACCCTCGCAAATGATCCGAAGCTACTCAAGCGTTCACTCCCAGAAGACTTCCGACATCATTGAATAGGTCGGGACTCGTCGGAGTAAAGGTATCGCTTTGGTTTCCGCCCGAGATCGGCGTGTTGATGTACTGATTCGGAGGCGTCAATGGGAGATTCCCGCCACCCGGATTTGCATTTGCCAGTTGCAGGCGTTGGAGTTGCTGGAGGAAGAGTTGGAATGCCGGGGTCATGTTTTGTTGCTTCGGAAGGTACTGCGCGATGGCCGAAGCGTATGAGATCGGCAGACCTAGTTGGGTCATCACTTGTTGCAGTGCCGTTTGGTAGTTCTGTTCCGCTAACGGAGCAAGGGCTTGGGACTCTTCCGACGCAAAGATGCCCGGAGCCTGCGCCAATCCTCGGGAAGCAAGGTCACCCTGCACCTGATTGCCGATGGCCTGGGTCTGCGCTGTGGTGATCGGCTGTGTCGCTGCGTTGATCTTGGCACTCAGTTGCGCCGGCGTCAGGCTGGTGATGGCGTTTTCTTGGTTCTGGAGTGTCTTTTGTTCGCTCGCAGCTTCATTTCCGGCGACAAGATTACCGATCTCCCCGAGGCCGAGGCTGGTCCCGGAGGCGATTGCTGGAAAACTCGGGCTAGAGAAGAAGCTGCCTAGTGATCCGGCCATATTTACCCCGGCGTCCCGTAAAGTTGGTCCACCAAAGCCGCTTGAGCCGATGGAGACAATCCCTGCCCGGTATTTGCTTGCGCATTGGCCGAAGCTCCGCCAGCCTGTTGCGAAGCCTGCTGAACTTGGGTCGGACTCAGGACATTGGCTGGTGGAAGCGTCGGCATTGTCGGCGTAGATGGCTTATTCACGTCATTGTAGATAGCGCTGCCAACGCCAACGCCGGCGCTGCCGATACCCGCAATCGCAGCAATAATCGGAAGAATTGCAGCCATATTCGCTCCTAGAGCATCTTCGAGTACAGCCGTTCAATCGGTGTCCAGCCCAAACGCTCGAAAATAGCTCCAACATCCAAATGCAATTTCACAGCGGTCATCAGCTTCACGACTCCGCGTTCCTTCATCGACTTTTCAACATATTTGAACAGGTTGATCCCAATTCGGCCCTTCCGGTAGTCCGGGTGAATGAAGAAAATATCGGTAATCCCATGCAGCGTGCTCTTGTAGTGCAAGTGCGGCACGATCATCCCGACGTGATAGCCGATGAGCTTCCCCGGGTCCCAAGCTGACTTCTGGATGTTTCCGTCCCTCGCTGTGACAATGTGCAAAACTCCCTTGTCGGCTAGTTCCTTGTATCGGGACACGTCGATGTCCAGCTTGATCGTGTCCTTGTTCAGCGCGATCTCTTCCCAATGCTCTTGGAGGAGTTCCTGCGCTTCCTCGAAAGCGGTATCGAATGGCTCGACCGCGTAGACGATCATCTGTTTGGTTTCTACGAGCGTGCTCATGAGATCACCAAGGGCGTGCCCACTGCTTTCAAATAGATTTGAAAGTCGAAGCGGCTGAGTTCGAGATGCCCAGACCCGCTGATAACTGCATGGAACCTCAGTCCTTCGATCTTCGGCCCGCAGAACACTTCAAAATCTCCCGCCGCCGGAATGGTGTAGCTCCGTGACGGTTTTGCGACTCCGTTTACATAGGGCGTAACAGTTAAAATGGTCGAGCCGCTGGTCTGCACCCCACGGATCGCAATTCGACGCCACTGAAGTTTCTGATCTTGGGGATTTCCGAAGGCTTCTGGAGTTTGGACGCTCCAGACTACCGGGGTAACGCTCGACGATCCCGTATACCATTCCGCATCTCCGGCCTGCCAGCGTTGCATGGTGCCGTCATTCAACCCCCCGAAAATGGTCAGAGGATTGGACGAAATCGGACGCACCTGCGTCATTGCACTGATTGAGGAGGGAAGGTCTATCGGTCCGCCCCAGCACTTTAACACAAGATCGTAGTTCAAGATGCGGGTAAGTGCGCCGGCGGAGTTACCAATCGGAATGGCCATCACGTACATTGGGGGATTGGCCGTCAGGCAGCCCTGCGCAGCCGGAATCCAGTTGGCATCGGCTACAGTGATGTCGGATACGTCGTAATCGTTCGTCGGGAAGAGGTATGGCCGCATTTCCTCGGAAATGACCGTATCCTGAACCCCGTCAAAGAGAGCCACCCCAAGGTGAGCATATCGAGCCACGCCGTATCCCGGCACAAACCAGATCGACCGGGGAGCGAAACAGCCCATATCGGAACGGATTCTCTGAATCGAGAAGTTCGACGACCCGAACACACCGACAATCTGATACCCGGCATAGTTCTTGAAGGCGACGAGCGAACCCTCGGGAGGGATACCTTGGGCCGAGATGGTGAACGTAGCGAATCCCATGCCTTCGGTGCCATCGTCCTTATCGAGAAATGCTTGGTTGATCGGATTCCATGAGATCGGGTTATCCACGTCCGACATTCGAATGGAGCATGGCCCATCGAGGCCCGAAGTCGTGTTCGAAGGGTAGGTATTGAGCACCCAGAGCGACCCGGCATAGACAACAATGTGTCCAGCGCCGGGAGGAGGCGGTGCGGACGACTGAATCGAGCCTTGATTGGTCCAGATGATCGTTCCATCGGCTATTTGCTGGCCGAGGACAGCCGCATTGGTCCAGATTGGCTCGGTCCCGCTACTTTCTCCGCCCTGTGTGGCTTTGAAGTAGTAGGTTTCCGGGATGGCGTTCGGCTGAATGATGCTATTTACCGCGTACTGGGAACTTGCAGCCCAAGGCGGATAGGCCGGCAAGAATGTGTTGGTGATCGGAGTCGTCGAGACGATAAATGATCCAGTAGAAGCTCCGCCGGAAGCGTTGGGATTGCGAATCTTGAACGTCGATCCTGAAACGGATAGAACCTGGAAAACGCCGTCATAACTAGCGTCCGACATGCCTGTAAGAATCACTCCCGACCCAACTGGAAGATTCGTCGAGGTCAATGTGGCCGAAGTGGTGACGGTGACTTGATCGTGCGACACCGATACCGACGTGATTGGAGCGGCAGTACCTCCGACTCCACCGAAGGCCGGATTTACACTCGTTCCTGTCGCATCGGAATAAAGCTGTGGCGGATAACCGTTCCCGAGGGCAATGGCGACTCGATTCGTGAACTGAACCATCTGCGGTAGTATCGAAACAAGCCCGACCACCCCTCCCGAGGGAGTTGACGAGCCTTGTCCCGTGATCCCTGGTCCAGTCGTGCCGCCGCCACCCGCCCCCCCTGACGGGGCTTGTCCAAATCCATTCAAGAAGCGCGGAAAGTAAGCAACGATATTGGCGCTAGTGTACGACACTGGAATAGGTCCCGATGGCATGACGAACAGCGCTGTTTGCGAGGTCGTATCTGATCCCGGAGGGCTGTTTCCTGCGGAAATATTTCCTTCCACGGAAGCTACGCCGGTATCTAACCCCCCAGCGACGATCATCTTGGCCCCGGAGATTGGATTGTTACTCACGGCTAATATTGTCCAAATTCCATCTAATGAAGCTGGCGTGAAGCCGGTGGCATCAACCGTCGTTCCCACTGCTGGGAAGCTGGCGAATGCAGAGGAAGGGAATGAGTACTGAATCACATTTTGACCGCCTTGGATGAAAGAATTAGTGAGCGATGGAGTCTGACTGAACGCCACTGCGTTTCCTAAGTCAACAAAGGTGGTTTGCAAAGTGAGTGGATATGGCTGGGGCACAGGCAATCCTAAGCCTGATAGTAGAATCTCTCCTGCCGCCGGACCTCGGTAGATGTTGTAGCCAAAGGCCCCTGGGACCGTATTCCAACTGAGATTCACTTTATGATTGGCAGCAATTGTGATGTTCGCCGGCGCAGACGCCATCGTTTCTCCACCCACTCCGTCAATGGCTGTCACGATGTAAAAATAGGTCCCGGCTGCAAGTGAACCGCCCGCGCCACCATCAGCAGCCGCTAGGTTGGCCACGGCTCCCAATGGCCGGTCGAGTGCCTGCTTAATAGCCAGATAATAGGAATTGACTCCCGTCGGAGCAAATAGGAAATCTTCGAGGAATCGGCCAGCAGTAGTCTGGATTGCTCCATTTAGCCAGTTGATGATTGCCGACCCGTCGCAATCGGTCAGCGCTCCCCGATTGGTCATAATTAGGTTCGAGGCGCGAGACACGGCTCCCTTGGGGATGGTGAAAGGGTCTGTCTCCGCGTGGACGCCGCGAAGGAAGGGACCGAAATTGAGAGGCTTAAGCGCCATTTAAGGAATTACCCACCCTCCGCCGAGATTGTAGGTGACCTCAAGTTGGTTCCCCACATCTCCAATCTGTTTTGGCCCGGTGGTAACCATGTTTTGCTTAAACCAACTGGTCAGACTCGTTTCGAAGTCCTTCTTGAGTGCTTGGTAGCCCTGCACGTCCTGTTCCGCCAGCTTCACCCGGGCGAGTCCGTAAATCGGCATGAGTGGACTCCAATCATCGGGTATGAATACGGTGCTCGTGGCTTGACCGGGCTGATAGTTAATCTGGAATGACCGCCAGCCGTGAAAGAAGAGATTCAGTTCGAGCACCGGAGCGCCGACATTGTGAGGCACAGCAATAGTTCCGCCGAGTCCTCGGATTAAGTTTTGAAATGTGTTTGCCGATTGCCCGTTGTAGGCCATCATCTCCGAATCGACCTGAATCATCCCGTCGGTCAGAAGGAATCCGCCGATGTTGGTAGCCGGAGCGTTCGTTTGAATGGCTGTCATGCCGCTCGATAGCGTCGTCGATGATCCGCTTCGGGCTGGTTGTGGCCAGACTTCGAGCATCATGCGGTCAGTAAGAAGCGTGGTGGCCACTTGGGTCAGAACGGAAGCTGTGATCGAATTTCTGCGAAAGAAATTGCCGGATTTGTCGGGCATGAGCGGGTACCCGTCATACCAGACATCGGGAATCGACTCCCATTTCCCGTTGATGACATACATCGGCTGTCCGACCTGCGTTTGCACGCCCGAATAGTCGATCAGCCCTCCGCAGATCGCGCTGGCAAGAGTCAGGCAATCATTCACCCAGTTAAATAAAGTCCAGGCCGAGAAGCTGTCACCATTCGTGTCCGGCAAATAGGCTGTATTCCGAGTGGGAGGAGCCGAGGGAACGGTTCCGCCCGTCGTCACGTTGACAACCCCATTCGATGCAGCGGGTATCGGGAGATAGGATGTTTCCGTTCCCGCCCCGAGATACCCGATATACACGTTGACGTTGACCGTTCCGGGAGGAGACACTACGATCATGTCGATGGCGTTCTGACCCCCGGAAAGAGTGACAGACTCTTCGGCGGTAGGAGTCGTCTCCCCCCATTGATTCGTAGCGGTGACTTGAATGAAGTAAGTCCCGGGGGTAAGCGTGGCTCCGGCAGTTGTGGCAGCGACCATCGAGGTGATGATCGGGACAGAAAGCGTCTGCGGCTGGTCGGTAATCGCCTCTCGAATCGCTTGGACAATATCACCTACGAGCATTGTCTCTCCCTAAAAAAGAACGCGGGGCTTGGGCCTGACGGCCTCGGCCCCGCGCATGCCGGAATAACCTCGTTTTAAGCCTCGCCGTAGACCTCGACATCCATCGTGGCCGCTGGAGAAGTTCCGCCGAGCGTCGGAGTAACGTTGACGACCATTGCCGGCGAGTTTCCAGGTCCAAGCAAAGTTCCGGTCGCTCCGCCGCCGGCGGTCGAGAAGTCCACGAGGAAGTTAAACACGCCGTCATAGTAGGCCGTCGAACTGAGCGTGACGGCAGTCGAGAAGTTTCGATCTTCGACTACCACCGTGTTCGTGCCGTCGGTGATGGCAATCTGGAGTTTCGTGAGTGTCGGAGTGGTGCCGGCCCCATTGTAAATCTTGACCCGAACCTTGCCCCGATACACGGGTTGGGCAAGCGACCCCGTAGAAGGGACTGCCGACGCCGATCCCGAAACAACGGCAATAGCAGTTCGGGAGACTAGAAACCCAGAACCGTATCCCGGTCCTGCGGTTGCGACAGAGTTCACAATGGCCATAACTGCTCCTTTTACGGTACTTTCAACATCTCAATATCCATCGTCGCGGCCGGCGAAGTTCCACCAAGCGTTGTAATCACTGAAATTGACGTTGCCCCAGTCGTGGAAAGCGTTCCCGTCGATCCTCCGCCAGCCACCGTCGTGTCGATCAGAAATGGCAGCACCACATCGAGAAAAGCCGTCGAGGAAAGCGAAGCCGCGACTCCGGGATGCCAAGAGGCCATCGTTACCGTGTTCGTTCCGTCGCTCGCCGTGATCTTGATGTCGGTCACTGTCGGCGAAGTGCCGGCCCCGTTGTAAATCTTGATCCTGATCCATCCCACATAAAACGGAAGAATAAAAGTCCCCGTAGCGGGGAGCGAATTCGTCTGCGGGTTCGTCCCGGACAGGGCAATCGCATAACTCTGCGGATTCCCGGAAGTCCCGAATCCGAGGCCAATGTCCGTTACGTGGTTTTGGATCGACATGGGGAGTTAGATTCTCTTCAACTCCGACAGTTGATCTCGCAGTTTGTCTCGCTCGGTCAATTCGCCTTCCGCGAAACCGCGCCGTCCTCTTTTGTTTGTGAATGTGTCCCTGAAAATCAACGCAACTTCCGCCTGCTTTCTTTTCACCAAGAAATATGGCAAGCAGAATCGGAGAACATCTTCGGCAGCCTTGGAGTGGACTATCCAATTAAAGCAGAGCCGATCTGACAATTTATTGGACTTTGCGCTCTGCTTTCCTATATATCCGCCGAAGTGTTCTTTGAGCCACTGCATCAACCCGAGGTCTGTATTGGAAACCACGACTCTCAGGCGATGATAAACAAGCGCACCGTTCCTGCGTCCTTTTTGGCGGCACGCCCGAGTGATGAAAATGCATCCCTCTGTGTCAATTAGCGTTGCCAGCCTCGCGATGTCCACTTCGTTGTTCATCGTCCCCTCCATGCTGGGAGTATATCACAGCATGGCTATTTACTACTATGTAATATTCGTTATCTTCACGCCCATACGGGGTGACAGATCAGCTAGTTGCCACGTGAGATAAATGTTCGAAACTAATACGCGCTGATTGCTTGGTTTGACCCAGGGATCGATGACGAAGTAGTCCGCTTCGTGGAAGGTGGGGAAGAGGTATTTCGAGTTCATTATGTAAGCAACGTTCGCCAAGCAGTTGCGATCCGCCAGCACGATACAGTTGTTAAACAGGAAGTGGTAGCGGAACCCGGCTTGCAGGGCTTCCTTGTCCTGGAGATTGTTCTCGTAGCGCTGGTAGGTAGCGAAGGCTTGTTTGAAGTTCGCGTATCGGGTATTGTCCATCACCATCAGGTCGGGTTCGTCGTAGCCGAACACTGTAGACCAGTACGCTGTGTCGGCGTTGGCTGCGGTCAAGTTTGCCGAGCCTCCGGAGACGTTGGCCTGCGGTTGCCAGAAGGTGTTGCCGGCGGTCGAGCGGTTGATGCCGGCGATGGTGTTGGTGGTTTGGCCGATCCACTGGTCGATGTTGTCGATGTCGAGCGAAGTGTTCTGCGGAGCCACGCCGTAGAGAGCGCGTGCGAGCTTCTGCATGAACGAGCCGGCAGCCGTCTGGAATTTCTGCCGAACGATGTCCACGCCGGCATACCCGCCGCGACCGAGAATGATGTCGGTGTAGGGCAGCACGACGGCTTCGTAGTAGAAGCGCCATTGCTGCTCGGCGGGCTGCACTACATCCTGGAGCGCGGTGTTCAAAAGCTGCGCGCCGTAGTAAGCGCCTCCAGTCGTTTCCTCCGAGAAGAATTCCGGGTACACGAGAGCGCCGCCGGCCATCTTCTTGCCGCGCCGGACGAGTGCCCACAGAGTAGGACTTGGCAAAAGCACCTGATCGCCTAAAACCGGGGCCACGAACTTAGTTACGATAGCTTGGCAGCCTTGTTACCGCTTTCGCGGGAGCGATCATTTCTGTCGCCCTCTCACGGTTCAATTCCCGTGAAGCTCGGACTATTGCATCGCTATCTCTAGCGCCCTCTCGCTTAGTCTCTCACGGTCCCTTTTGGGTTCCGCCTCGTTGGCATCTCAGCGTTCGAGTCAATCAGAGAGGGTTTAGACACCGCCCTTTAGTTAACGGTGTTCACAAGCTGCGCTGGGGGACTGGCTATACCAGTTCCGGTTACGCTTGACATTGTTGACGCTCCTTCAACATTGGCGTATACTTCTCGGCATGACCCCCGAAGAGAAGAAAAAGGCCATGCAAAGATTTTTCGAAGCGCATCCCGATTACCACCGTGATTACTACCGAAAGAATCGGGAGGCTTGTAAAGCGAAGCGCCGCAAGTCCTACGCTCGACGCTCCGGAAAAGAACGGTCCTATCAGCAAACCTACTACGCTGAAAATAGGGAGAAAATCTTGGAAAAACAAAAGACCAACACAAAGCGCAAAGAGTATTTCAAAAACTACTACCGTGAACTCAAGAAGAGAGTGATAGCCGCGTATGGAGGCAAGTGTGAATGTTGCTCCATTGATGCGTTCGAATTCCTTACCGTTGACCATATCGAGGGTGGTGGGCATCGAGAAAGAAAATCCAGCAGCACTGGTGCCGGATTCTACGCCCGACTCGAAAAGTTGGGATTCCCAAAGGAGAAATACAGATTGCTCTGTATGAACTGCAATTTTTCCATCGGGATTTATGGTTACTGTCCTCATAAGCTCAATAAGGCGCTCGGCTATAATCCAGTATTTAGTTAGTGTTTCCCTCGAAGGCTGCCCGAACGTCGGGATCATTCATCACCACGTCGCTCGTCAACTCTTCGATCTTCGAAATCGGGGGCTTCTCGGCATTTTTCTGTGTTCGGAATCGAGCCTGAGAGCCGGGCTTCGCGTTCTGCGCGACCGCCTGTTCCTTCTGCCACTCTTTCTTCGCCTCTTCGATCTTTTGGTCGGCGTAGGCTTTCATGCGCTCGGGTTCGGTTTCCTTCTCGATGATCTTTTCGAGCGTCGGCAGGTTGTAGCCATCGACATGCTTCTCCGAGACGGCGCGCTTGGCCAAATCTTCGAACTTCATGGCCTTCCGGATGCTCTCTGGGGCCGCGTTGTACTGGCCGCGCATGCGTTCGAGGGCATAGATGGCCTGAGCATTGTCGAGAGCCTTCTGTTGGGCTGCGATGGTCTGATTCAGCTTCTCGACCACGGCATTGAACTTGTCGAGTTCCGAGGCGACCGGCTGATAGAAGGGGTCTTTTCGCCAATCTTCACCGCCGGCGGCGGGTTCCTTGGGTTTCCCCGCTTTTTCCGCCTGTTCCTGAAGGCTTTGAAGCAAAGTGGCTGCTTGGGCGGCAAGCTTTTCGGCTTCTTGACGCTTCTGGGCAGCAGTCTGTTTTTCGCCTTCTGCCATCCTCGAAAGTGACCGCAAATCGGCGAGGGAAAACTTCACGCCCGAGGCGTCGGTGAATTCGGTCGTGTCATTCAGTTGCGCGTTGGCAATAATTTCTTGCAGAGTGGCCATACTAGACTCCTTGTCCTGAAGCCATCACCGGCGATGGAGCACTCACGCTCCCCGGTGGCTGTGGGCGCGGGATGGCCGAAAGTTGAATCGGTCCCCCTGTCGCCTGGGCCGTAGCCTGAGCAGTCTGGAGTTCCTTGATCGCTGCATCCAGACCTTTAAGCGTTCCAGCAAGAGCGCGAGCAGCACCAGGAATGCGCATAGAGAGAGAAGCAATGTTGTTCGAAATCGACTGCTTGATCGAATTGATTTCCTTGAGCGCGTAAGCAGGGTCGGCCCCCTGTAACTGTGCCGAAGCATTGCCCACTTCCGAGTCGGCGGGACCCGCACCAGTAGCTCCGGTGCCTGCTCCGCCTTGCTGCTTGGCCGCAAGCATCGCCATGAGCGCCGGGCCGATGCCGCCACTAGCCACGCGAAGGATTCTTTCCGCCGCGAGACGAATTCCCGCGATCAAGCCCATGAGCCAAGTCCATCGGATCGGGCGGGTCGATTTCGACCGGCGGATTGGCCGTATCCGGATCGTTCTTGGTCCGGTTGCCCTCTTCGTCGATGGGGGTAATGAACAGGTCGTACTTTTTGCTTGAAAACTTTTCCGGCATTTCGTTCCTCCTAATATGCAGGGATGCGCCGCAAGTCACATCCCCACCAGACCTTCCCAAATTGTCTGCGGCCTAACTACTTGCGCTTTCCGCCGCGGTGATGTTTACGTCGAGCCATTCTGTGCGTCTCCTTTCTCGCCTACCTCATTCCGAATGCTCGGAAGAGTCGCAAATAGGTAAGCGATTAAAACTCTAACGACGGGTTCCGGTCTTCCGCATCCCGCGCTTCCACGCGCCGCGCTTTTTCAATTGACCCTCCCATCGTCGTAATAATTCTTCGGATTCCGGGCATCTCCGAACTTCTCGATCATGTTGATGGCTCCCCGAAACGCATACTCAATTACTTCATCTTCATCAGAGGGATTCCGCATTTGGGTTTTGTGAAGCTGGAAAGGAAGGGCGGGAACGCCATCTATCGCTACTCGGACGGAACGCCATCCGTTCTCATCCCAGAAAGGATCAAGTTCGAGAAGTTCGAATTTCGTTCGGTGATCCGATTGCACGCGGAGAGTTTTGCTTTAATCGGTGGGCAACTGCAAGACACCTTCGGCAGCTATACAAATCCAATACCGTCCCTTTTTGTCTTTGTAGGTGGGGATTCCAAAAGCAGCGAAGGTTCCGTTCTGGCAAAGATGACGGATTGTGATGGGAGAGCGATTAAAAAATCGAGCCGTGTAGGCGACTGATCGCCAAGTGTTCATTTCCTGCCCACTTTTGCCAGTGCTGCAAGCTCCATTTCCTTCTGCACGGCCTCGGCGATCTCTTCCCAATCGGGAATGTCCAAAATCTCAAGAGCGTGAGCCACGTCAATCATGCCTACTTTTTTCAGTTCAATAATTTGGGATCGAAGGGCTGATTCCGACATGGGCCGAATGGAACCTTCCGCGAGCCGGATGTCGTAGCGGTCTGCCGCTTCCGCTGGCTCCCACACTACCTTGTCCGACATATCGGCGCTTTGTTCTTCGGGCTTCTTCTGGTCTTCGTTCGGAGCCGATTGCTTCAGTTTGTCCATCAACATCCCGAGTGTGCCCTGTGCTCCGCTCATACGGTGGCCTCACGTACCGCTTTTTTGATCTTCCGGCTGGAATAGAACGTGCGCTTGTTCGTCTGAAAAGTGGCCATTGTGTAGAACGCCAGTTCCGCTGCACGCTGCACCGAATAGGCGAAAAGCCTTGATTTTAGGCGGGTAATCGACTGTGACTGGCTCACCGAAGATTCGAATAGATCAGCGGAAATGTTCCCGGCTCCGGGATTTCCCTGCCTCGATTGCGTGAATCCCTGGAGTTCCTTCTGAAGTTGCAGATATTGCATCGGAAGCTGGACCATCTGTGCCGGCATCTGCGGGGGATACTTGAATTCAATCGAGTTCTGCGGAGAGTTCGGATCGACCACGATCAATTCTCCCGGCAGTCCTCCAATTGAATCCGCCGTGATTCCCGAGGCCGCGTTAATGACCACCACCGCGTTGTTCGTCCGGTAGGCATTCTCGAAAGTCTGCGTCATCAATCGTTCCGAGGCGTCCTGCAAACTCTTGGTGATCTTCGAAGGGGCCGGTGCCCACACCGTATCGTAGGGAGGAAGCGCCCACACCGGAACTATCGGCCACATGAGTTGAAGCGGCACCCAACTGTCGCCGTCTACTAAGATGGTTCCTTCGGCGTCTACAATCATTCTGCCATTCGGGTATTTCGGGAGCATCTTCGGAATCGGCATCGAGCGCTTGGCGAATTCGGTTTTTTCGGCATCGGTCGGCTCTCGAAGCGTCGAATCTTTGGCGTAAAGAGTCCGCAATCGGAGGAGTCCATCGGCGTTGTACTGCTGCCCTCCGGGAAGTCCCCGGACTGTTACCGACATTGGCCCGGGAGGCATCTCAATTCCGCCGGCGGGAGGGCCTGCCAGAGCCTCGGCTTTGGCCGTCTTCGGATTGATCTGGTCGGAATGGTCGGGGAAGCGTAACTTGATCTCATCGAGGTACATCTGGTCTTCGATGCAAACCCATGTCCAGTCATCCGGCCACGGGCTGATCGGATCGACGTAAATTCCCTGCTGTTTACGCGCTCGGAGCCAGGTATTTCCTTCTCCCTGCCGAGCGAGCGGATCGTATCCGACCTGAAGGAACGAAGTACCGCCGAACTGCGCAAATATCTGCGATTGCAGCAGATAGAAGTTGAATTTCTCCTGCTTCCAATGCTCCTGGAAGGCTTTCTCGCGCTGCTCGTCTCGGCCATTCTCTTTGTGATTGATGTGGACGCGGATCGAAGCGTCGGTCAGGTCGGTAGCGTCGGAGAGAAGCAAAATCTGAAGCTGTGGAGCGCGGATTTGCGGACGGAAGGTCGGAGTCTTGCGGGTGCGATCACGTAGATTATAGAAATTAAGGGTGTCTTCGTCGTGATTTGGTCCGTAAACCTCTCTTCTCGCATCTTCACTTATGCGAATCAATTCGTCCAGTTGGCGGCTTCTCAGGTCTTTTTCCGAACCGGAATCACCGCTATTCTGCGGGGTTGCGCCGCCCGAAGTTCGGAACACTGTAAATGGGGGCATTTATATTTCCGACCTCTTGGCAAATTCAGACGCCTTAAAGACCGCATCGGTTTCGGTAACGCTCCCTCCAAATTCTTGATAAACATGCGTGTCGGCATCCCAGTTATGCACAGTCACTTTGCGGGGCATGACAAAATAAATGCCAGGGAAATCAATCTTGTGTTTCTCTCTGGTCTTTTCGCAGTTATAGCACTGGCAGTTGCCTTCATGTACGTAATACGTGATCCCATCCCACAATTTTTTTGTGCAATGCAATTCATAATCAGAACGCATTTCCTCGATGGTTGGAATCTTGTTAAGATCGTGGATCATTGAACCGTTTCCACTTTCTTCGGGACAGCGGCGGTATTCAGAAACTTCTGAAGCTGTTCAATCGCACTTTCTTGCGTCGATCCGCCTTCATCCTTCAATGACTCCCGAACCTTGAAAATCAAGTCCGCGTAATCCTTCGGAGCCATAAACTCAGGTGCCAGTACATCTCCTGTACTAGATAGCCCGATAAGAAGTTTTCGATCCGCATGCGCCTCTTTGCTCAGAACGTCCTGGCCGAACTGCTTCCAAATCTTGCCCCATACTTTCTGGCTGCTTAGGCCGGAGAAGTCGGAGGTACTGTCCGAAACTTCGTCCCCTTCCCGTCGGCCACTTCCCGAGCTAATGCTTGCTTCCTTTCGAGGGCTTCTTCCAGGTCCGCCAGTTGCTCGTCCGACCGCCAATTCCGGCGAATCACTTCCTGCTGTGCCTGGGTCTGGGCTGCATTGATCGGAACTTCCTCTTTTGGTCGGAGCCATGCGGCACTCTCCGGTGGGACGAGCATTATCTTCCCGCTCGTTACCCGCACCACAATTTCAGACGTAGCTCGGTCGTACTCTAACAGAAGAGCGAAGCCTTTTTCCAAGGAATCGTAAGCCACGCCCTTTAAGCGTAACTCCCCGCCTTGCTCGATGGCCAGAGCTACGAGCAAGCGAGCTACTGCTTTAGGATCATTTGGGTTCAGGTCGTAAGCGGGCATTTAGGCTACCTCTTCCTCGTCATCTTTTTTCGGATGGTCTATCAATCGGGAAATCATTTCGAAGTGTCGGCGCATCGCCGCTTCCGGCTCGTACTGGACCGTATCCCCTCGGCCTCGAATCTGACGGATAGCGTCAGCCATGTCTTCATCGGCCTGGGGCCTCACTGGATTCGGGCTTCTCGGGGGAGCGTACTGCCGCATGGCAATATTGCCGAGCATCGCTCCGAAAAGAATGTCGTCGTGCCCTTCCTCGACTTCGGGCCTAACGTCCTTGATGGTGCAGCGCTCGATCTGGCTGGCAAGGGCATCATCGAAGATTGATATTCCATAGTCACCGTCAGTGCCTGAGCCTTCCCGAAGCCCGACACGCAACTGCTCGAATAGCACGGTGCGCATGTGCCCGGTAGTTTCAAATCCGAAGGTCATCCGACTCTTCGATCCAGCGATTTTGTCGTCTTTGCCTTTCCAGAAGTAGATATTCGGATACTTGAGTCCATCGCGGAGCATCGAGAGAACTGTATATCCGTAACCTCCTGTAAGTTCAGGGTTAAGCATCGCCCGGTTATAGTGTCGGCCAATCGAAGCTCCATAGGTCGCAAATAATTCGGGGATGCAATACGCAGAGTAACGAGCGACCTGATGCCCTGTATTTCCATTCCAAACGACCATTGCAGAAAAGTCTCGCCCTTCGATACCTCTAGCAGCGTCCATCCCCGCGTAGTAGTAATCTCCGGGTCGAGGGTCTTCCCAGATGTGGAGGTCGCCTTTGTAGTGCTCTCGGAACTTGAATTCTCCTTCGAGCGATTTTTCAAGGAACCCCCTAGCCTTCGGTGGTCGGACGTTCTTCTTTGCCCATCTTACCTCTTCTCCGGTGAATGCGGGGCGTCCTGAAGCGATGAAACTTTCTTCTGCTGTAGTGGGATATTCTTGATGAAAGGTATCAATGTTTCCTCCGCATTCCGGAGAACTGATCTTGAGTCTCCGCCATGCGAGTTGCGCTTTCGAGAATCCTCTGGCGAGCAGTTCTTTTTCTTCTTCATCGGCGGGCGCATCCTTTGCGAATTCTTCCGGCGCTACGCAGGCCGGATCGTCGGTCCAACTAAGAAATACCGCTTCCCACTCGCTCTTGCCCTCGGCAGCATCCCAATACATATCGTGGAATACTTCCCCGTCGCCTTCGGAGCCGTTCGGCGTCGATTCGATCACTCCGATGGTTTCCTTGTGTCCCGAAAGCGCCGGCAGCAGGGAAATGAAGGCATCGGGTGAAACCCAGTGAGCGCACTCGCTGGCATGTAGGGCTGACAGCGTGAATCCTCGGCCAGAGGTATCTTTGCCAGCGGTAATAATTTGGATTACGCTATCTTGTCCCGATGGTCGGGGGAAGGTAAGCTGCCGCTCAATCTGCTTGATATTCAGGAACGGTACTGCCGGAATGAAGTCCTTCGGTACGCGGAATAGTTCCTTCGAAGTCTTGAACTCGTGGGCAACGATCAGGGAATGCGATCCGGGAAGGCAGATGGCGTGGCAGAACAGAAGTCCTTCCGTCCAAGATGAGCAGGTCACACGACGGGCCTTGTCCACAATTAAACGTATGGGCTTACCAGCGTCTTTCTGTTTCTGGGCCGCGAGATGGAGTTTTTTCTGATTGAACTTAAATATGAACGGAACAGTTATATGGCTATCTCTGTCCTTAATTCCGAGTCCGTTTAAGAATCGCTCGCAAGCATCTAGGTTCATGTGGTAGTTCCGGCCCCACCACCTTGCTTCTTAGTGTATTCATTGGCGCATAATTCTGAGCAGAAATAGATCGACTTTATGACGCCGGGATGATGGATGTCATTATAGTCACGCTTCGCAATCCACTTGGGCATGCCATTCGGCTTTAGGCCGGATAGATTCTTCCCGCACGTCGGTCCAGAGCACTTGATATGCTTCTCGTTTCCGATGCGTTCATTCAGGATTCGAGCGCCTTCCTCCCAGATGTTCTGCAAGTCATGGTGGTATTCGAGAGCGCGGTCGATCCGAAGGTCGTGGAAGGGCCGAATCCAGTCCTCCCGATCCTGCTTCACTTGGTCCCAACGTATCTGGACCGCTTTGCGCCGGACTTCAGAGATGTGCTTCTCTTTTTCGACTTCTGCAACCACGGGTTCTTCAGGCATTATCGGTGTCCTCTCGCACCCCCGCTTACGAATCCTCCGAGCAGGGCCATCGCGTAGTCAACTAGGTCTTGCTGCATGGCCGTGTTCAATGATATTCCGAATCGATCCAGCCGGACGGCCAGTTCTTCCATTTCCTCTTTCAGAACGGTGCTGACTGCTTCCTCGACATTGATGTGTGCCTGTGTCGGTCGGGCGCTCCCTTGCGCCTGCACTTCGGGAGGGTCGGGGATATGATCGACCTTCACCGTCTCCCGGGGCGGATCGGGCACGTCGGGATTGATGCCGTATTGCTCGGCCATTTCCCGATTGTAGCGAAGGGCTGGTTTACGTTCAGGCAAAAATCCGCGCCTTCTTTTCTCGGGCGCGTCGAGCTTCTACTTCTCGGCGGAAGCGCTCTTGTTCTGCCCGGAATTTCCCGCCCTCGATGGCCTGAGATTTGCTCACAACCCAATCTAGCTTGCATGTATCGCAGTGGAACAACCAACTGTCATCCGTTTCACCGACGAGCTTGATGGCGCTCCGCTCACATCCTCTTTGTTTCGTATGGTTCGGACACTTAGGCAACTCGCTCAATTTGCTCGTACTCCCTCATGTTCCGGCGAATGTCGCAATCGACATACCGGGATTTCTGGTTCCATTTCCACCAGCGAATGTATCCCTTGCCGATATGCTTGAATGGCATGGGAGTCCGGCCAAGTGCTTTGCTTCTGATTAGATATTCCTCGTAGCGCATCCGGCACTGGTCCATGACGATCTTGTAGTGTTCCGGGGAAAGGTTGGTGATCTTGCCGTGGCCGACTTCGAACAGGAGATGACGAACGTAACGTGCCCAGTTGGCCCGCTGCCGAATGGCTTGCCGGCTTCCCGGCATGATCTTTACCGGGAGTAGTACCCAATCATCGACGGTCGGCACCGTTCGAAGAAGGGAAGTGGCCATCATGCCCGAGAGAATAGTCCCTTATCCCGATGCGTGTCAAACAATTACTTGAAAACAGCTTAGTTTGTAGTAGGATACGGAATCATGGCCATGTCGGCTCAAGAGATTATCAAGCAGCACCACGCCGAAATGGGCCGGCGGGGAGGCCAGTCCAAGAGCGCTGCCAAGAAGCGAGCGTCTATCGCCAATCTCGAAAAGGCCCTCAGTAAGCGGTGGAAGAAGAAGTTCCGGTTGCGGAAGCCGAAATGAGATACGGGCTTATGATTGGAAAGAAGCTCTCGGCCCTACAGGCGGCTGTCGATCCGCTCTACCGGGTAATCATGCTGCTTTTGATGGTGGTCGAAATCGGCCTGCTTTGCTGGCTTATTACTCTCGAAGCCCTACACCGATGATCTCCCTAATCCTACTCGTTTTCTTCGTGTATTACGGGATTCCGTTCATCATCGACATGCTTGTGTTGCTCGTTCTGTTTATAGTCCGAATTTTTCCTAGGTCCGGAGCGGGTGCTCCATCTTAATCCCGCATCGCTTGCAAAACCACGAAGGCTCATTGTTATAGAGGCCCCAGGTCGGCTGGTGCTTCGTCGCCCGCTGGTCCCCGTCGATCTTGCAAGTTCTCTTCGTCCAGGACTTCGGAACAGCCTGGACCTCGATGGTCATTCTCATGGGACTTGCATCCACCACAGGGGGTTGCTGATGCTGTAGCCTGCTCCGATGTGATTGAATCGAATGGCCGGCATCGACCCTGTTTTGTAGCCCTTGCGGTTCATCTCCGAGCAAATCGTATCATCCACTCGGGTCGGATCGCACTTATTGAACTCGGTTAGGATGCCCTTCCGAACGAAAGCTATCCCTCCAACGGAATGCTTTTCGATGACTTCCGGCTCATGGAGCCAGTCCGATCCCGAGGGATAATCCCCATCCGAGATGCTAGTCGCAGCGAGTAGTCCGAACTCGGAATGCCGTTCCATAACTTCGATGCCCCGCTTCACGAAGTTCTTTCCGAGGATCAGGCAGTCATTGTCGGTCACCACGTAGATCGGACCATTCGCTACTTTCTCGGCTGCGGCCTTAGCTTTAATGGTGTCGTTTTTAATTGGGGCAAGATAGCAGTCCGGTTCGAGCCACCAGCGTTTCCAGCAGACCATCGACATTGCTCTCCGGAGAGGATTGCCGCCATCGAAGTCGAGGATGAAGACACTAATCACAGTACTGTCGATTGGCCTGCGCATTTGTTACAGAATCTTTTGCCTTGAACGATCACCGTCATAAGCGAATTGCAATATGGGCACTCGCCGGCGCTGCTACTTGTCGGTCCCGGCTGCACTCCATCGGTCTTGTCGGTTCGGCTAAGATAAAAATATAAAATCTCATCGACAAAATGTTCCGTCTTAACGATTCCGAGTTTGCTCAATTCTCCGGCCCATCGACTATCCTCGGCGAATCCTCCATACATAGGAACGGCTAGTGCAAGCTCCCTGCGAATTGGATTTAGATGGGAAATATTCCGATGCCAGCTTTTCGATCCATCGGCGTAAGTTTTGTCGAACCAGCTTCCACAGAGGAGGGAATGATAAGTAGGCCCGGGAAGATCAACGCCATCCTCGCTGGCCTGGACGCGAAATCCTATCTGGTCTACTCCGTCTAAAAGTGGAAGAATGCGCGAAACATAGGTATCACTCACGCGGTCATCGTCGTCGATCACAGATATATATTCAGCATTCGTTTCCTCTCGCATTTTTTGACGATTGACTCCGAGGGGCAATGCCGGATCAAACATGCGGACCATGTGGCAAACTTCGGGCACAAGTTGCGGTTCGAGGTTGGCCCTAAGTCTTTTTAGAAAATCGGCCCGCGATGGTTGAGTCAAAGTTTGGATGCACCACTTCACTTCCGCACCCGCTCGAAGACCAACCCGCAGGCATTGCATGCTACCTTTCCGTCGTAGGGAACCGTCATAATCGACCCGCACTTCGGGCATTTGCCCATACTCAGGACTCCCGGAGTCTTGGGAGGGGTCCAGCCGTGCGTATCGACGGCAGAGTCCATGAGTTTTGCTAGCTTTTCGGCATCTCGGACGCGCTCGGCAGTCATTTCGGGACTGTAGTACAGGGAGTCGGGATCATCTTCTCCGTGCCGGGCGAGCCGTTCTTTCGTGGTTTCGTCCTCCATCTCTGGGAAGCCGTGCGAGAAGTGCCGGTGTTCGATGTCGAAAGGAACAAAACGCCTCCTGCCGATCCTATCAGCCAGTTCATTAATCCAAGCATCCCCAAAATCTGAACAGAAGTACGGCGGAATAAAATAACCAAGCGCCTCGACCCACCGACGGCTGATGAAGGGATGCGGTCCGAAGTCGCCCTGATGACCCAGCACATCTCGGCCATGCACTAGAAGAATCTTGTCGGGCACCTCGGCGAAAGCGTTTTCTACTAAAGCGTTCCAGTGATTCGTCATAAAAACCATGTCATCGTTTGCCTGCTGAACAATATCCCCATGACAGGCTTCGAAACATTCATTCCAGTAGATCGTCATCACCCTACGGCGTGGACCAATGATGACCTTGGCGTCGCATTTTTCTGCTTCTCTCGCACTTTCTTCATCGTCTTCGTCAAAACGGGCAACTATTTCCAAGTCTCCAAAATCCGACACGTTTGCCCAAGCAGACTCCGCCATACGTTTGAATATTTCAGGCCGCTTCCGGGATGGTAAGAGCAATGAGATCATTTGAATGCCCTCTTCGCTTCCTCGGCTGCGGCTTTGTAGTGGGGCAGGGCTGCCTTCACCGAGAAGTGCTCGTCGGCAATCTCCCGGCTCCGGCGACTGTATTTCTTGGCCCGATCCTGCCGAGAGAAGCACCACTCCAAGAATCGGCACATGGCATCGAAGTTTTCAGTGCAAAGTCCGTTGGTGTCGATGTAGTTGGCGTAGTTCAATCCCGGAAGATTCCGAGCCATTACCGGCATGCCGGCGGCAAGCGCTTCGGTAAAAGAAGTGCAAAGGGGCCGAGCATCCCCTCGGTCGAGATTCACGAATACCCGATACTCGCTGAACATTTCGGCCATCTGCTTTCCGGTCTTGAATTCGTTGGCTCCGTCATGGTGGTACATCTTACCCGGGAACTTCTCGGATAGTTTTTCGAACAGGTCAACGCCGCAAGCATCCTTCGGACGCCACAGGTCCTTGCCGGCGAGCACGAACAAAGCTGCTTCCTTTGAGCCGGTCCAGGGATTTTGGAACCACCAGTCTCCGACAGGAATGGGAGCAACTTCTGATTGCGGATATTCGGCTCGCCACGCCGGAAGCGCCGCCGGCATGCCGAGGAGGATCGGCAGATTCTTGATCTTCTCTCGATAGTTCGGAGGGAGATAGCCGGGATGATCGAACCAACAGACGAACACGATGGTCGGGCATTCGATCCGGTGACAATGGTTCTTCCAGTCGGCGGCGTAATTGAATGTCTCGACCGATTCGATTAGCAGGTCGAACTTCGAGAAGTCGCATTCACTGTAGGGCTTTTGCTCGAAGGTGATGTCGAGGCCAAGTTCTTTCCATTCGGCTTGGCGGTCGATAGCACTGGCGAGAGGAAGGATTCTAGGGTCCCAAGTAGATAATTCGTCGCAAGGCGGACCAATCACAGTGAGGCCGGGAAAGATCGAGGCTAATTTCTCGATCAAAGCAGAGACGCATGGATAGAGGAGCGCAGTCTTCATTAACGGTTCACTGGACGAAGCGAAATATTGTCGGTGATCCATTCATGAAGGAACTTCCGGGCTTCATGTAATTCCGCCCGCGTCATCGTAGGAATATCCAGTGTGCAGGTGTCCGGGTTCTCGGGGTCAAGTTCCCACATATCAGAGAAGTTACTTGATGTAATTGTAACACCGAACTTCTCCGGCGCGTTCCAGACCTCGCATCCTGGAAATGGCTGAAAGGTGTGTAGACTGGCGGCGTCGGGGCGTGCCTTTTCGAGCCAGTCCCGCATTTCGTAAATGGATTCCCAAGTCTCTCCGGGAAATCCTACGAGCAGGTACGCCCTGGTAGCAATACCGGCATCCCTACAAGTTTTAACGCCTCTCTCGTTGGCCTCGGGCGTGGTGCCCTTGTTCATCGCCTTCAGCATTCGGGCCGACCCGTGCTCGACTCCGAATCCAAGTTCCGTGCAGCCGAGCCTAGCCAAATCACGGAATAGTTCCGGGTCGAACAGGTTCACCCGGCTCCAACCCCGCCACAGCATCCCGTAGTCATGAAACAGAGACGCTAGTTCTCGGCATCGCTTGGCTTTGATGGTAAGTACGTCGTCCCAGACTCGGAGGGCAGTAACTCCGAGTTCGGCAAGGGCTTTGACTTCCGCCTCGATTTGCGCGAAGGTTTCTTCTCGGAGCTTGGTTCGGGCGTCGGCGCAGAAGGAGCATCCGTAGGGACATCCTCGGGCGGTCCAGAGGGAACCGATGGTTCGTTCTGCGACATCAATGGACTTTCCATGTATGGAAGCAATTTGTAGTCCTCCTGTCGAGTAATTCTGCCACAGGTCATAGGCCGGCAGCTTCATCTTCGTCACATCGGGCAGTGGTGGTGATGGAAGGTGCTGCATCCCGAATGGATTGAACCAAGTAATGCCGGGAATCTTGGTCAGGTCGGAGCCGGCATCGAAGGCGTTACAGAACTGGACGAACGATTCTTCGCACTCTCCGGTCATCAGGAAGTCGAAGCCTTCGAAATACTTCTTCTGCTTGAACTGGGCGTGCGGCCCTTCGATGATGTAAGTCACATGAGGACCGCCGGCGACTTTTACCTTTGCCGGCCAGAGCGCTGCCAGTTGCCCGCCGAACTCGGCATTCGGAGTGACAATCGAGACGCCTAGGATGTCGCAGGGTTCGAGCAGGTCGGGATCGACGCGCAGCTTGTTTGCCTCTGCATCAAAGGTGCTTAGTTTGTGGCAGTCTACAATTTTTACCGAATGACCGGCCTCGCGGACCGCCGAAGCGAGGTACAAAATTCCAAGAGAAGCGTGCAGGCTCGGATTGAACAAAGAAAATGACGGTCCTCCGGTCAGAATGACTTTAGCCATGCGCCCTCCGACGAGCTACTAGTGCTCCCGTTGCCGGCGTGGGGTCAAGCCTAGAGGCAGAAGTTATCGTCGGCGTTTTCAGGAGCACTAATAGATCGTCGAACGAGTCGGCGCGCACATAGTCATTGTCACTGATGAAGACCCAGCGCGACTTGAACCGATAGATTTTAGCCTTCACGCTTTAACTGCCTTCACGAGAATGTGATGGCCGAGATAGCGCTCGAACCACTCTTCGGGGATGATGTTCCAAGGGAAGGCTTTCCGATAACGGTGCTGCCGATATTTCTTAATTCGCCACGGGAAGATGTGGCGCTTCTCGATGCTGGTTACCCGGAATCCCGAAGACTCGACCAAGCGCTTCGCCTCCCGCATAGAATACCACCGAACGAGCGGACAACCGGCACTCGCTTCGGGCTGCCGACGGAATAGGTGCTTGAGAGAGTATTTGGCGTAGAGCATGATCCGAAGCTCGCCCGAATGCTTCAGATATTTATGCGCGTTCTGCAAAACGGTTTCGGGATGCGGTGTGTGGTGCAGGACTCCGAAAGAATAAACCAGGTCAAAGGGAACAGCCGATTGTTCCTGCTCCAACTCTCCATTGGAGTAAGCCAAGAAGAATTGTGCGTTCCCGAGGCGGCCAATTAGCTCCCGTCTTGTCCTAGCCAACCGAATGCTCTCCATGGAAGCGTCGGTGCCAACGACCATAGCGCCAGCACGAGCAAACTCAATAGCGTCTGTCCCGATGCCACAACCAATCTCCAGAACGTACTTCCCTCTCCATCTCGGGAAGTCGGCGAACTCCCGGATATGCGGCTGCACGAAATAGCGCTGGGCCGAAATCTGCTGACTCCACCACATCGAGCCGACGGGAGCGGTGCCGTGCCACGCCTCGCAGGGAGCCTTGTCCCAGAAGTCAGCTATCTCACTCATCGGAGACCATTCTGTTGATCTTGTCGGCAGCTTCGGAGAGATGGGCCTTGATGCCGGAACGCGCGGCAACAAACTGGAAGTTGCGATTGTCGCGGGGAAGGCACGGACCCGAATAGGGCCATCCGGGAGTGAGGTAGGCATTGCCGATGCGCGGGTCCGTGCCGACGGCCTCCATGATCTTTTTCGAACTTGCTCCCAGTTTCTCGGCCACGAGGTGCAACTGATTGGCGAGAGAAATCTTCATGGTCAGGGCGCAATTGAGGGTGATCTTGGCCAGTTCGGCTTCGAGGAGCGACATACGCTTGACCGGAACCTGGGCAATAAGGCTGTAGATGATCTCAGCGCGGTCACCCGCAGCCTTACACCCCTCTCCGATCAGAATGAAGGCCGGATCGAGCAAATCCCGATCCACAAACTCTAATCGAATGAATTCGGGCTTGTAGACGATGTTATCCCCGACGATCTGCCGAAACTCGTCGCAGCTTCCCGGCGTGGTGGTCGAAGTCACGATGTAGAGGTAGTCCTTTCGGTTATGGAGCCGAACGGCATCTCGGAACTGGGTTAGGGCGTCAACGAGATGGGCATTCGAGAAGGAGCCATCGGGGAGCGAGGGCGTCTGCACGATGAAGATGCAGGCGTCGGACTGATCTACCGCTTGGCTGATCGAGACTTCCGAGACCGCCGGCACATGGTCATAGCCGACGGCCCGGAAGCCCTTTTGCCGAAGCATAGCGAGGATCGGCCTGCCGACCTTGCCGAGTCCGCACACGCAGAGGCGTTCACTCATTGGAAATTGAGCATCGGCGAGAATGATTCCATTCTATCATTCGATTACAAAGAGCATAGAGAAACCATCCTGTCCACCAAATGATAGGAAAGAAAATCATAAATAATCCCCAGTATGCCGCCAAATTACACATTTATGCCTCCGATCACTTTCTTCAGCTTCACATCATGGCACCGGCACGAACAGTTCAGCTTGAAACACTTGGCATGGTCCCGTTTCCGGCAGGCTGCCGACCGCTGGACCGGGGTGGGCCGCCGGCTCAATACTTTTCGTCCTTGTGCCGGAAACTCGTCCCTCGGATGTACCCTCGAATCTCCCTCAAATCCTGGCACGACCGGCACATACATTCCTGCCAGACCGACTCATCCGTGTGCTTTTCGACCTCTTTGTACTCCCGGTGCAGGTAGCCAAGCCCCTTATCCTCATCGGTCATATCCATCCTCCATCCACTGCTCAATGCGAGGCCAGCAAAAGCGAACCAACCTTCCAACCTTGAAATGTGGCAGCGGTCGAGGCGCTCGCTTCCGAGTCAATTGGTAGACCTTCCTGGTCAATTCGTCGTCGTTCTTCGCAGGAATCTTTAGGCGCTTACCTACCTCAACCGCGTCTAGAATTTCGGTCATCGCCATCCTCCACAATTGCACCCCGTTTCCGTACAACACCCAAGCGTTCCCCGGTGGGCGGATTTACCGTGCCTACAGTACGAACACCGGGTTGCCGCCAAAGGCTTATCGGGCACAGACTCCCGTCCCTCATCACTACGAACCTTTCGGTCCCGAGACACGTACGGTACTCGATGATGTATTTCAACGCCTTCCTTCGGGCCGGCTGCACTCAGCTTCTCCACCGCAAGCTCTTTCAGCGTCACGCCCCGTTCAACCGCTTCCGTCTTTAACCGCTTCAGAAGCTCGGGGTCTACATCTCGGATATTCAAATCTGGCATGCTGTGTACTCTGTCACAGGTGTTACAGGCGTGTCAAGGGGAATGTGACATCGGAAGTAACTAAGCTGCTTTGTTTAAGACCCGCCCCACAGAATTGAGGTAGGCCCGGTGGATGTCAGTGCGCCCGGAGTCGCCTGAGAGAACCCTGGCTCGCCGTTTCGCCGATGGGTCCCCGTCTTTCTTCGAAGTAAACGCATTAGAACATTATCAGACACGAACGCGCAAACCTTTCATCGTCAATGCGTTGAGAGTGAGCTAGCTTTCGTCCCGTTGCCTTTCTCGCTCCGTGCGCGTCTTTCACTCACATCCCGAGCCCGTTTCGTGCTACGTTTCCGTTCCTCCGTGTCGAAGCGCCTCGATACCCGACTTCTAAAACCATACTTTCGCACTGAAAAGAAAAGAGTTCCGCGCTGGCCTAAACGAATGCACGCCAGCCGCCGCAATCTCGTTCTCATCTTGCTTGCTCCCGATCGCGCTACGCTCCGTGGCCTTGCTCATCGCACTGGAATGAGTGTTTCCGGGCTCTGGAAGGTCCTCCGTGGCAAGGCAAAGCCGTCTTTGCGCTCTGCAAGGCTTATTGCGCGTGCATTGGGGGTTTCCACCGATACGTTCGTCGATGTTCTAGAAGCGTATGTCTGGCCGAAGACGGAAAAGCCTATCGAATGAGTTGCATCCGATAGGCTTATTCCGAAGTGTCGAAGTGTGAGTGAGTTAGCGTCTATCGTCGGATTGCAATCGAAGAACGAGACCGATTACTCCGACGTAGAGAGTCAAAAGCCATGCCATGAACATGTTAGTTGACCGTTTCCTTTCCGCGCTTCGGCGATAGAAGCGCCGTTATTAGCGCGTCTATGCCGATTGATTCCTTGAGCGTATCGTCAAGACCGGGATCGTCTTTGTACGAATCGAGATTGCGCTTTGCTTGTGCTTCGTCAATCCCAGGGTCAATCTCCCGCGCTATGTCCCATGCTTCTGATTCGCTGGCAATTACCGCTTCTGCCGGTTTTTCTGTCCACTTGTTCCCACGAGGTTTTGACCGAGGGTCCGCAAGCCAAGCCTCTGTCCCTGCAAGACTTCCGACCACATGTCCCAGTTCATGCGCGAGACTTGTGCGGAGTGAAAGTGGCGTGTTTTCTGCCAGTTCATCCGGCACTATCTCCAATCGGAACATCATTACTGGGATTCCATCTGGCATTTCGAATTGCTCGTGCTGTGTGACCGACGCCGTAGGCTTTGCTTCGGGGTCAATCTCCACGAAAATAACTGCTCTTTTCTTCATCGGTTTAATCTCCTCTGTGTGACGCGTTGAGCGCGTCCGCCGGGCATCCATTTCGGGATACCCGGAAGTGTGCTCTTACGTATCGAGCGGGTCCGCCATTGTATCGGCGAGCGCGTATCCGAGTGCCTCTGCAACCCTTTCCATTGCAAGGCTAAACGGCACGAGCTCGCCCGTAAAAACCATCACCGCAAAAACCGCTCCAAGCGCGGCTAAAACAATCACTGCGCGGACAGTGAAAGCCTTAACCCGACGCATGCAGCGCTTCCCGCATTCAATGGCGCGCTTCATCCCTCGGTTATCCCATCCGAAGAACGCACGTCCATCTGTGCCGAAAAATACGGGCAAGATTGACCCGCGAATCCTCCGTAAGTGTTTGTCTGCCATTCCGATAACCGAGGCGCAAGGTAGGCCGCGTACCATGCGCTCCAGTCTTCCGCCGGCATGCCGGAAGCCTTATGCTCTTTCTCGCAATCCTCAAGCAACCGCTTCAACAGTTGAACCATTCGCGTTACTCCTCTCTGTGTTTGTCCACTTGCTGGTAATCTGTGCTCCGTTTGATCCGAGAATGCAGCATTCGACTAACTGAACCTCGATACCCTCCGAAAGTAGAGTTTGGGCAAGCTCTTTCGCGGCTGTTAATGCCATCAATTCGCAAGAGATAGCATCCCATTCCGGAGCCTTGTGTCCGAAACGGTTATCGAAGTAGTTTTGCACCCGTTCATTGTTGAATAGGAAACCCTCTGGACTCAGGCGCGTGTCCAGCGCTTCGATTCGAACAAAGTACGGGTAGACTTTCGTGGCCATGGCTGCACACTTGTGCGCGTTTGGCTTCATGGTCGAAGCCTTGAAATGCCCGCTGCGACTAAGACTCAGAAGCATGCACGAAACCTCCCTCAATCAACTGTTTGGCCATCCGCCCATAGGACCCTTGCAGACTCCACGCTAGTCCGGAATCTACAAGGTGCTGGAAGAGTTCGATTGTTTCAGGTCCGGAGAGTTCTCCATTTTCATAGGCGATAATCTGGCCTACGGTATCGAACGGTTTCGGTTGCCACGTTCCGACGGGTTTGGCTTTCATCATTCCCCCATCAATTCGTCGGAATTGGGATACCCGTCTTCGCACATTGCCTCATCGGGGTTATCATCCGCCCCACATGCGTCTTTGCCTTCGAACGAGACACGCAATCCCTGCCGGATGGCGTCCTGATATTCGCGTTCCGGGTAGATGGGTACTTCTCCCGGACCATGAAACAAACTCGAATTCAGGAAGTTTTTCCCTGCCGAAGTAATGGTTCTGTTGTGCGTAAAGTGTAGATCGAACATAGGTTTTTAATCTCCTCTGTGTTGAGATTGCGCGGATTCTTTCCCGCGTGCGGATAAGATGCGCCAAGTCGTGAAAAGTGTCAAATGTTTTTTGTGCCTTGTGTAACTACTTGTGCAATGAAATTATTACCGCGTCAAAATAGCCACGGTAAGAATTACACACTTCCCACTTGACAGGTGACTGTGTATAAATTACACTGTCCCCGTTGTTAGTTGCTCCTCTGTGTAGGAAGCGCGAAGTTCAAGACTCGGGACGGGCTTCGCGCTTCCGAAATTCCCAAGGAAACGTGCAGTGCACGAGGAGTCTATGGAAATCGGTAGCCAAAAATGCAGGATGATTTTTCAGTTTCGGAAATCCAAAATCGCGGCCCGAAATTGAAATTCGAGAAATAGCCTAATGCCGCAAATTGCTCGACCATGCCGGAAGAGCGAAAAAGGGAGAATCACGAAAATGAAAGTTGGAAGATATCCGAAGTTTCTGAAGCCAGGTGAGCCGACACCGTCGCAGGCTAAATTTGTCTGCAAGACGTGTAATCAATGGTTTGCTTCGACGACTGGAAAGAATGGACATTTACTTCGGGAGCCGGGCCACGTCCTAGTCAGCCCACACACAGGCAGAGAGTTCACTAAAGCTGGGTCGATTGGCCGACCGCTCCGAAAGGGCGACGTGCCTTCCAATGGCCATCAAGTGCTCGATGCCACTGCCCGAGACTTGCTCCTCGACTACATCCTCGGGAAAGCCAAAGAGGAACTGAACGCCGAATTGGAACGCATGTTCCGGGAACTCAAGAGCCAACCCATTCCAGCGAAAGGGCCACGTAGAACTTACGTGGCAAGGTAACCTCCGATGCCCAGCAAACTGAACCAGTTCCCGCACTCACTCGCCATTGTCCGAAAATACTTCCCGAAAGTGAAGGAAGTCGAGGAAGCCGAAAAACCGATTACCGTCGAGGTCACCGCGCAAGATTCCAAGTCCTCCGCTGTTCGCAACCATGACTCTTGCGCTATGGCGGTTGCCTGCAAGCGCAAAGCGCATGCCGATGGAGTGATTGTATCCATCGGAATCGCTTACATCATCAAGGGAGAAGTGGCCACCCGCTATGCCGTACCACCGGCGATTCAGCGGGAGATCGTTTCCTTTGACCGCGAAGCCGGCTTTGCTCCCGGAGAATATAAACTGAATCCGATGAGACCAAGCAAGCGGCTCGGGGAAACAAGACCACGCACCCATACCGTCACTGGCAAGAAACAGCCGCCGCCCCATTTAACTTCCGGCATTCGGACGGTGCTTGGATCGAAGGAATAGCTAGGGAGGCCGACTGTGGACGATGCCGAATACAGAGCCAGAATCGAAGTGTGGAAGAGGGTCTGCAAGGAACCGCTGTTCCAATTCCTGAAGCACGACCCGACTGGGCGTACCATCATGTGCCTATTCGGGGAGGGGCAGATCAGCTTGGGCAAGGCCGCCGAGGCTATTACCGAAAAATTCTGCCTCGGCCTAGAGCCTACATTGCCGGAATGGAAGGGGTATGATGCCCAAACCTAAGACTGTCAAACTCGCAAGCGACATCCCGCGCCCGAAACTGAGTGGGGTGGTCGGCAAGTCGAAGGAATGGGCCTCGATTGTCCGGATGATGAAGGCCGGCGGCAAGATCGAGGTCCGTATCCCTGCCGATGGCTTCGACGGCCTCAAACAGCCGATGAGGGCCTTCCTTGCGGCTATGAAGCGCAAGTATCGGAAAACGTACCACGTCTATGCTGTGAAAGGCGTGATCTATGCCGTGCCGAGGCCGAAATGAACAGCGAGGAAAATCTGATGTATCGGGCAGGACTCGATGAGGATGCGCCGCCGTGTCGCCAGTGTCGGCACGCAGCACATGCTTTCGAGATATGCGGGATCGACAGGTGTGCCTGCTCGAAATATGAGCCGCTGAACGTCGAAGACATACTGGACCACGAAGGGAGAATACTCAATGAAGGGAATAGCCGATGACCGTCTTTTACAAGATTTTCACGCATGACTTTTGCTCTCCGATTCAGGGAGGGAAGCCGATCTGGGATGGCTCGCTGCCGTTCAAGTTGCCCACCGTAGAACTCGACACCGGACCTGCTGAGTGCGCGCCAGGATGGAACTTTGTCGATGAGTTGAGCAAAGGATTTCAGATTGCCGGAATGTGGCCGACTGGCCGACCCTCGCAGGTTGCGATTGTTGAGCCATCAAAAGATGCTATTCAGCGGGGCGATAAATGGCGATCTTCGGGCGGAACGATAAAACGCTTTGCCCGAGAATCCGAGATTGCCAAAGGTGTACAGAAGTTCTCCGAAGTATTTCGAACCCACGCTCCCGAAATGGCAAACGAACAGATCGCTTGGAGGTATGCGCTTGGCCGACCTGAATGTAATGAAAAAGCCGTCGTGGAAGCATTGGAAAAGGCTTTGGCCGCTCGCGGCGTCGCTTGGAAAGTCAAAAGCTGCAAAGATGCGTGGGCTGCGTGGGATGCGCGGGCTGCG